TTAGATGTTTTACCGATGTAACTGTTAGATTGACTATCGTTACCGAAGAATATTTTAAACAGCGAGTTTATTAAACTTCTTCCCCATCATATTAACCATTTCAAAGATCTTTTTATTCTTTTATAAATTGAAGATACAATTTTTACTTTGCCCAATCAACTTATTTTTTCTGTGCCGCCGAGAGGACTCGAACCTCTGAACCCGAAGGACGTGATTTACAGTCACGAGCAATTGCCACTATGCGACGTCGGCTTGTTATGAGGGAAGGAGGAATTTCGAAATCCTGACCCGTTGTTTAACAAACAACCGCTCTGCCTCTGAGCTACCAACCCTTATTCTCGTATACATTAAATGTACGATTTTATTTTGCCCAAAACAAAAGCTCCTGATTTTTTATTTCAGGAGCTTAAATTTTAAAATAATATTTTATTTTTCATTATGCTCCTGAGGTATCCATATCTCTTCCCTCACCTAAATTTAGGCTTATCAAGGTATTGTATGTATACGTTAGTTGCATTGAATGTTTTATTATTGTTTTGTGTCTATAAATATATAAAGATATCAAAAACCATAAAAGTGCTTATGACAAGACTCGAACTTGTAACCTCCGACGTATCAGGTCGGTACTCTCACCATTGAGTTACATAAGCATAGGGCCCGATACCAGCTTTCCATCACACTCGGGCCAAGATGTGCGTCGTACTGGGTCTGCGGAGAGCATTGCATCGAAGCAAATACCTTTTTAGGGTACCACACGCTTAGCAGGCGGTGACGACAACCTTATCGTTTTACTCTCCAAATTAAAAGATTTATCAGATGAATATTTTATCCCCTAACGGGCCACGGTCATAAGTGCATTACTTTCATTCATCGACCATCACACGGTTTCACCGCCTAAGATAAATCTTTTGGGTATAAGGACGGTATCGAACCGTCTTCCCTGGCTTCACAAACCAGTGCATCACCTTAATGCTTCAAACACCATACTGAGGAAGGTATGAGATTCGAACTCATGAACCTGTTACAGCTTCTAGTTTTCAAGACTAGTGCAATCGACCAACTCTGCCAACCTTCCTTATTGATGTCCTCCAGGGATTCGAACCCCGACTAAGTGGACCAAAACCACTTGTGCTGACCGTTACACCAGAGGACAATATATGTAGTTCCTGAGAATTTTGAAATCTCGTCCTCTTGGATGTAAGCCAAGCGCTGCTGCCTCTGAGCTAAGGAACTATAAGAGCGTTCTGCACAGATGCGAGGATTCGAACCTCGAACGATGGTTTTGGAGACCAGAATGATACCGTTTCACCACACCTGTATTTTACTTTTGTTCCCCCGGTAGGATTCGAACCTACAACCCACCGGGTAAAAGCCGGTTACTCTAGCCAATTGAGCTACAAGGGATTATTACTCCCTCTCACTCAAGAGGAAGTTTACTTCTGTTTTCGTTTTCGCATAATACGTTTATATTTTAGACATCTCAAAAAGGGATGACCTTTTTTATAATAAACATCAATTACTGCTAAATCTGTTGGTATGTACATATTTTTTCTTTTTTATAATTCCTGCATCTAACAAGAATTGGTTTGCTTTATTTTTATCGTTTCCAATCTCTGCTACTACTTTTCTAATAGCATTTATCTGATCGGTTATTTGTTTTTTTGTCATGTGGTGCACCTCGGTTCCGACCCGAGTCCTGAAGATTTTCAGTCTTCCGCTTCTACCAAGTTAGCTTGAGCACCATTAAAAAAGCCCTGATTTTTTAGATCAGGGCTTAAATTTATATTTGATTATATTTATTATCCTAAATCAATATCTTTTAGCCCTGTTGTTTGCGGTTTGTTTTTAAAGCATACCACTTGCCAAATCGCTGCTTGCGAGCGACTGTTAAATTTGCTAATATGTTGGTATTGATTTTTCATTTGCGTCTATAAATATATGTAAATTTTAATTCCCTGCATTTTTTATAAAGTAAATATACGACTTTATTTTGCCCGAACCAAATTATTCTGACTCTGGTTCTGATTCTAGTATTACTTGAACTATGTTCGACGCGGATGCTGCTTTAACTTCAAAAGACTGTTCATCGTTATCTACTAAAAACTTTACTGTTCTTGCTTCAGCTTCAGTTACTGATTGAGCGTCTACTAAATAATTTACACTTGTTTTTTTACCTTCTTCAGATTTAAACTGAACTTTTACTTGGAAATATTGTCCCATAATTATTAATTTTATTAATTTTGTTTTTCAAATACTGAATAATCGTATAGATAAGCTCTATATTTGTATAAAGCGTTTGCAAATTTACCTCTAAGTTTCATTTCTTCTTTAGTTTCACCTTCCATTCTACGAGGAGGTATATTCATGTAATAATCAATGTTATCGTTTGTTAATTGAACCTCATTGGCGAATAACATCATTTTAGTGAAATTCAATGAACCAATCATTGGTAATCCTTTTTTAAATGCTTCTTTAACTGCATCAGGAAGTTGGTAATCTGCAAATTTTTGTGCTAATTCAAAACTCATATTTTTTATTTTATTTGTAAACTAAATATACAAAAGAACTTTGACCGAATCAAATTTATTTACAACTTTTCTTAGACTTAGGTTTTTTAATTATAAAGATTCTATTTAATAGTTTCCTAATATGTTTACTAGTTTCTGAATTGAAATTTATTTCAAGATTTTCTTTATTATTGTCTAATATGTCTTTATTTATTTGCATAATATTAAATATAAGCATAAAGTTTTGCCACTTTTTTTAAAGCTCTATTTGCCTCAAAATGTATTTTCTTTTCTTCGTATTTATAAAATTTTTCAAAATCACTATCACTAAATCTTTCTACTTCTCTATTAAAATCTTCTATAGCTTTTTTCTTATTATAATCTATTTCACGTCCGGGAACCTTTAAAAATGAAAATAAATTACCAGCTATATTTGATCTCATTACTTGGTTTGCATAATCTGCCTTTAAAGCTGATTTATAGTGTTTAAAGTGATATTGTAAAAATTTTTTAACTATTTCCTCGTCTGATAGATTGTCTGTGTTTTCTCCTTTCTTTTCAAAGAAATTTTTTATTGATGGTACCGTTCTAGAATCATTAATTATTTCTTTTACCATACCATCATAACTTATATTTTGAGCTTCTTTTAAATTTTTATATACATTAGTTTCTTTCAAAATATCCAAAAAATTTGCTTTAGTTACATTGCTATTTCTTAAATAAGATGCTACTTCTGCAGGTCTAACTAAATTTTCTATTGCGTCTGTATAGTATATATAAAATGTAAATTTATCTAATTGAGGTAAACCAATATTCCCACTAGATACTCTCACATATTTAAATATTGATGAAGCTTTATCAGAACCTTTTTTATAATTATCGTAACTATGTTTAAATTCATGGGCTATACTAGAAATTAATTCTTTCTTTTTATTTCCTTTAAAGAAATCAGCCACATCATTCCATTTTTTATCATAACCACAAACTAAATTTATTATTAAATATACTTTATTATTTTTTACATAACTTAATCTTTTATATGGTTTAGTTGTAGACATTTCACCAGAAACACCCATAGATAACCATTCTATATCATAATCAGAATTAAGATTAGCATTAATTTCTACTTCAACTGTATTGAACTTATAGTCAGATATATTAAAATTGCCATTTATATTCATTCGTTTAGGAATTAAAGTGACATTTGTTGTATCTCCTTCTAAATTACTTACAATGCCCCTGTAGACTTCTTCAGATATATCTAATAATCCTTCAGGAACACCTAAAATTTCATCTATAATTTCACTTAAAAATATTCGCATATATATAAATATTACAGAATACCTAAAGCTCTCATATTGTCTAAATATTCCCTTTCATCTACATCCCAATGATGTTGTACAGCCTTAACGCCCTGGTTGTCTTCAATGTGGCGTACTTGATCAGGTGTTAGTGGATCAGCAACTAACAGAAAATAATCATTATAACATAATAATTCAAGATTGTCTAATAAATAATTATTTTTATTACCATCTTTAAAATTTAATAATAATGGTATTTTATAATCAGTTACTCTACGTTCACAAAAACCACACGCATAACATTCTTCTTTTAGGTAACTTTCAGCAATTAGTCTTGATTTTATTTTTTCAGGTGAGAATGATTCCCAACCCGTTCCTGTTTCTATTATATTTTTAACATTAGGTTCTCTACGTCTGTTAGGTAAAAACTTGGGAATACCCTTACCGCTTTGATTTTTATGGACTTCAAATAACGTAGGGGAGGTATGATCATTTTCGTCTAACCTATATAATTTAGCATAAGGTTTGTAATGCTGGTATGAACATCCTAAATATTTGGCCGCTGCTCTATTTGATTTTGTAAAGCGCATAGCTCTAAGAATGTCATCCCTACTATATGTTTTTGAGGGAGGAGCCATAACTATTTTTTCTTTATTTTATTAGTTTTATTTTTTATATGGTTTACTAATACCCATAAATCATTTACATTGTTAAGAGGTACAACTTGATCGTTTTGATCAATTAATTCATTTATAGAACCATTAGGACTTATTCTTTCATATATGTAATAAAATATTAATTCTGACGCTTCTTTTCCAAAATACATAACAATTAAATTATCTATTATTTCATAAAATTTTTCATCATAATTAGCATAATCTAATCCTAATTCAGAGTGTAGTAAAGCTGAGCGTACCTGTATTTCTTCTATTGTGCGAATAATTTTCTCAAATGTTTCTTTATTGATATCTTCTTCAGACTTTTTCTTACGTCTTAAAACGGTGTTAGTACCTATAATACTTTCTATTGATTGTTTAACCCCCTCTGCATGTTGATCTTGTTCTTCCCTCATAACTAAAGTTTACTAATTAAATCTCTACATTCTATACAATTATCGTATTCTTCTTTTTCAACAAAATATTCTATTGCTTTTTCTAAAGAAGATTTCCATTGGTCTTTTTCTAAATCGATGTAATATTCAGATCCAGCTATTTCAAATAAAGAAATCTTTTTTTTATTTTCATTTATTCCTTCTTTAATAGCATAAACTACCTCTTCAATAACTACCTGTTTAACTTCAGGTATTTCACTAAATTGGTCGTAAGGTATATTAATTTTTATTACTGGTACTTTACGTTTTGCTTTTTTAGTCATATTAAATATCTGGGGTCTCTGCTGGTTGTTCATTAGATATACTATCTCCCATATTTCCACTAATAGCATCTTTTATAAATAATTTAAAATCAGCTATAGGGATTAAAAATCCAATAACGTTTGAATATGGAACATCAGTATCTTGGCTCACAGTTAAATTATATTGGGATAATCCTTGATTTAATTTACTTTGTAATTTTTGAGTAGCTGCTGCTTTAGCATCACCTTCAATTGTTTGAGGCAATACAAATTGTACTTTAATACCCTTTTTAGTCGGGTTATGATTCACGTCTACTCTTAACTTTGGTTTTATTTCTGCCATTATATGCGTTTATGTATAAATATATAATTTTAAATGATTTCTGTTACCAAACCATATTTATGAGCTACTTTTGTATCAAAATACCATTCACTTCTTTTATCTTTAATGTCTTTTAATTGTTTAGCAGTAAATTTAGTTTTAGAAATTAAATAAGAATCGCACAGTGCATCGGTACGTTCAACTTCTTTTAATTCTTGTTTATGATGTAATACTTTACCTTCAACTGGATATGACGCTTCATGGTACATAAATGTAGCATATTTGCTTGCAAATCTACTATGTCCAGCTGCGTATACTATCATAGCCATAGACATTGCGGAGCCATGACATATTGTATAAACGGGAGTCTGCGAATTATCAATTACATCTATTAAGGCTAATCCACTATATAATTCCCCTCCAAATGAGTTGATTATGAGTTTTATCGGTTCTACTTGCGTTTTTTTGATGTCCTCATCATTTATTTCATATATAAGACCTATGATGTTATTTACAGATTCAGCATCAATTTCACCTAATGTTAGAATTCGACTTAGCTTATTTAATTTTTTAGAAGATAAACCCATAAATTTACATTTTCTTATATAAATATAAATAGTTTAAGTAATCAACTTTGAATTATTTAACGGGTTATGTTTTGCAGAAGTATTCCATTTGTAATAAAAATATTCATGACATTGTTGTTCTACACTGCGAGCCGATGTTATTTGTTCAGGTGATTTAGTACCCAACGATACAAAATGATAAAAATGGCAATTGTATGTACGTACCATTTTCAATCCTCCCATTTCACATTTCATAAAAAATTCCCAATCTACTACCCAAGGTCCTGGGTACGATTCATCAAATCCTCCTATTCTTAAATAATCATTTTTATTAATTAAAAAAGGAAAGGTTGAACCACACTCATCTTTTTCTTTTCGTGATACAGATTTTTCAAATTCCCAAAACGACTGTAAATCAAATGTTTTAGGATCTCTTCCTAAATCCGATATTACAAACTGTTTAAACATACTAGGAGTAGGTTCAATTTGATTTGGAGTTAGAACTGTATTAGGTTTGTAATCAAATAACAAAGACTGATCCCATCCTTTAGGAAATACATTATCATCTTGAACATGAAAAACCAAATCATTAGAAGCATTATAATGTCCTAAATTCATAGCTCTTATCATCCCTACATTTTCAGGTAGGTCTAAAATTAATATGTGAGGACCCCATTTATCTAATACTTCTTTATTTTCATCATAGAAACCATCTACAACAACAATAATTTCATTTTTACTAAATTGTCCTTCAATTGCTGACCGTAAGCATAGATCTAATGCTTCTGGTTCTTTATATGTTGGTATTACGACTGATATCATTCCAGTTAGTTAAAGGGGTTAGCCAAGCTGTTTCACCATGAGTTGAATATCCTGGGATTGACGATATTAATGTACGTCCTTTTGCTCTTAATTCCAAAAACATATGAAAGTCATTCCAGTAAGGGTTATTGGCATATCTATCAATTGTATCATAGTCTTCTCTTAATGTTTTTATTTTAGCAGCAAAAGTACCTGTAGTAGAATTTGTTAATTTCCAATGGCAAGAGTTGCTTAAAAATATTTGAGCTATTTCTCCTTTGTTTTCAATAAATGGATTACCACCATCTTCAGCATTAATATACTTATCAGGATGATCGTATAACGTAACATAATCAGCTCCTAAATCAAATCCTTCTTGTAAGATAACATCTGAACCTGGTTTGTGTAGGTAATCATTTTCAACAAAATAAATTATTTCATTATCTGCATCCTGTGGTTGCTTAAGTAGTTTATCTAAAGCATACATAAAGGGATAACCAGGGCCATTTTTAATAGAAACCTCTGTTACTTGTGTTGATGGAATGTATTTACTAATCATTGCTCTTGTATCTTCATCAATACTATCAGCAATAACTTCCCAGTTATGCTTATCTAAAGGGAACGCTTCAACAGCGTTCCTTAGACAATTTTCATTTGAAATGTATTCTGGTTTTACTTTGCTAAAACCTGCATTTGATATTCTATAAACTAAATGAATCATTTTGTAGTTCTTTAATACTTATAAATTTAACTCCTTTATTAATTAAGTCTTGATTATTTTTCTTTATTTCTTCAATAAAATTCCAGGCCATAACAACTATAACATCAGGTAATTTTTCATTTAATTTATCTTTAGCATAGATAGGAATTTTAACACCTGGTAGAATTTTATTATGTTTTAGTGGATTATCTTCAACTATATATTCAATTTCATTAGATGTAATACCGTAATAATTTAATGATGTAGTTGCTTTAGCTGGTGAACCGTATCCTACTAAAGTTAAACCTTTATCTTTGAGTGTTTTAATGTTTTTATTTACTGTTGTTTTAGCTTGTTCAACACGTTTAGCAAAATCTAAATATGTTTTGTATTCTGTTAAACCAAATTCTAACTCGTTCGAAATAAATTCATTAACGCTACTATTAACACTAGCTCCAGGGTGACCGATATAAACTCTAATAGAACCACCATGTGTGTTAATATGTTCTACTTTAGCAACTACAAAACCTAAACGATTAAAGAAATTTCTAAGTGAAATAACACTCCAATAATTAACGTGTTCATGGTAAATATTATCAAATGTTAAATCTTTAATTGTATCTAACAGATATTGTACTTCAATAATAAATCTACCATTTGGTTTTAGTAACGTAAACGCTAATTTAGCTATTTCATCTAATTTATCAGCATGAGCAAACACATTAGATGCAGTAATAACATCTGCTGACCCATATTCATTGTATATATAATCTACTGCATTCTTATCAAAATATCTATTGAGAGTATTAATTCCATTAGCATTAGCTAATTCAGCTATATTTTTTGCTGGTTCTACTCCTACTACCATTACTCCTTTTTCCTTAAGTGGTTTAAGAGCAATTCCATCATTAGAACCAATATCAACTACTAATGAACCAGGTCCTAAATTAAATTCTTTAGTATACTTCTCTGCTGCTACTTCGAAATGATCTCTAAAGCTTTTAGCTGTAGAAGAAACATACAAATAATGATCAAACATTTTTCCTGCTGGAACTACATATGATAATTGACAGTTGTGACTTTCTGGGCAATACATCATTTCTAATGGGAATAATTCGTCTTTATCGTCCATTGAATCTAATAAATTATTAGCTAATGGAGATAAACCTAATGAAATAACGGGTTCTAAATTATCACCCCCACCACTTCTATCTTTAGAAGAATAACACTCCATTATACCTTTTCTAAATTCTTCATCTACTAAAATATAAGGAATAGTGTGTGTAACTCCATAATTATCATGTTCACGTTCACCTCTTACTAAATTTAAGAAAATTGAATCTTCTAAAAACACCATTGTATGAGCAACATTAGGTTTAATCACAGCAATATCTCCAGGTTCAATAATCTGTGTTTTAGTTATTGCTTTAGGATCAGCTAAATCTTTAATAACACTAACATATTTACCTGTAATTAGTAAACATTTTTGTTCTTGAATTGGATGATAGTGATTTGCTCTAACAGATCCTTTCTTAGATTCAATATAACCAATTAAGTTAATAGGTTCAGTTAATTCATAGTTACTAATTTTACCTCTATCATCAATATATTCCTTTCCACCTCTTAAAATATACTCTAATTCAGGATTAATATTTTTAACAGACCAATTATCTATCATTTCTTTAATACTAACATCTAAAGAACCTAAAAATTTAAATCCAGTTGCTAATAACTTTACATTAGACATAGTATATCCCAAGTTAGGGATTTCATCATCTGTACTTACAATATTAACATCAGATTTATATTTTTTTACTAAATCGGCTACTTCTTTTACAGTTGTTTTTTCATTTGATAAATGGAATGTTTCATTTTTAATACTTGACTCAGCCATAAATTTGAAACATCTAACTACATCAATTAATCCAATTAAACTTTTATATTGTACCCCACCAGCAAATAATTTAATAGTAGCATTTTGAGATGCCATTTTAGAAAACAAATTAGGTAAAATACCAATCCTCATAGTATCTGTAGAATAACCATAAACAGAAGATAAACGCAATATAACATAATCTTTACCTGATGCTTTAATATCTATTTCGTTTTGGTTTTTGCTTTTAGCATAAGCTAGTACAGGAGTAGTTGGAGTATCTTCTGTAATATCAAACTTAACTTCATCAAATCCTTCGTATACAACGTGAGTTGATGGGAATATAATTTTACAATGAGCTGGAGTAAAATTCAGAATATTATTAGTTCCTTCTATAGCTGTTGTAATTAATTGTTGATCTTTTACTTCATTAGATTCAGATTTAGTATAAGCAACATCTGTAATACCAGCTAAATGATGTACAATATCAGCATCTACTAATATTTCTTTCATTTTATCTTTATCTGTAACGCTGGCTTGTATAAATTCAAAACCCCAATCTCTTAATTGTTTAACACGCTCAGAGATAAACCTGTTGTCTACTACAACAATGTTTTTAAATCTAGTTTCACCAGAATAAAGTTTACATAGTTCACTACCGATGTAACCTAAACCTCCTGTAATTACTATTTTTTCCATTTGTTTATATTTGTTTATTAATTTCGTTTATTATATAATGAGCCATTGCTCGTGTTGTTAAATGTTCTTTAGTATATTCAAACAATTTGTTCAATATAATAAAATATTTTTGCTCATCAAAATTATTTGCTAATTCTCTTGCTTCTAATAATAATTCCTTAGGTAAATGAGTTAATATATTTTTAGGACAATTTTCTAATTCAGGGAAATATGGTACGCAATGGTTTGCTAATATTTCTAAAGTTCTCATTGATTCCCACCATCCAGTAACTGCTTTTTTAGTTGTAACACCGTAATATGATCTATTATAATCGTCATAATATTCTTGTTCATTTGTAAATATATATGTTTCTCTTCGACCAGGAATTACAGTCCCATATTCTTGAGTTTTTTCTAAAAATTTAGTTGTTATTTTACATCCAGGGATACTACAAGACATAGGTCTTAAATTAGGATGTTCTATATGTAGTTCTCTTTTAAAATATAAGTGTTTTAAATATAAAGGATCTAATTCAGATTCGTCATTTCCATCAATACAAATAATTTTATTATCAGGATAATATTGCGTTACTAAATCATAATAATCTTTGCAGCGCTTTATAGCCCCATAAATTATTATGTCATAGTATCTATTTTTTATTTTTTCTTCAATATCTGTTCTATCAATATCATCTTCATCAATTAACCAAAATAGAGTCATTCCACCCCATAAATTCTGTGGGTGAATTTTGCCTTCATATTCTTTATACAAAGAAATTATTTTTGTACTATCTACGACATTATTTCCAAATATTTCTCTTAGACCAAAAAAAGTAGCATCATTTATAAAATCATTAATAAATCCTCCTGATGCTTGAGCAACGGACATATAATTTGTTACGAATAATATTTTCATATTAAATAAATTTTATTAAATTGTTCCATTACTTTTTCTGGGGTATATTCTTGGTAGCAATTCCATTCCTTTCCTTTTATATCTGAATGCTGAATGTTCATTAATATGTTAACTAATGAATTGTAATCATCATAATATATGCCTTTGTCTCCTAATGTTTCTATATGAAAACGTTCAGGTGCCCAAGAATGACATATTATGGGTTTATTTTTACTAGAAAATTCTGCTATTGCTAATCCAAAAGTTTCCCCTCGTTCTCTAGCATAAATCATAGCATCACATGTATTGATAAATGCTACTTTTTGTTCCATGTCTGTAGTTCCTTCTACAAATATTACATTTTCTTCATTACAAAAAGTTTCTGAGTTCATAAACAGGAACACAATATCTTTTCTTTTTTTAGCTACATCAATTACAGCTTGTCGAGATAAGGGCATGTGAAAATTATTTCCGCCGTACCATCCTATAACTAACTTGTTCTGTATATTGAAATGTTCTCTGAAGTCCTCATTAACCTCAGGTAAATCTACCATGTATGAAACATAAGGTAAATCTTCTGTTAAGTTATATGTTTTTTTAGTGTCTTCAGCTAACCATTTAGAGACATAAGAGTAAACATCTCCGTGTGGTTCATATGATTTAAAAGCACATTGAACTAATATTTTTGCTGTTGGGATTACATTTCCGTCATTATAACCAAATTTTTGATCATATATGTAATCACATTTAGTATTTGTTAATTCTTTAAAGTCATCAACTAAAATAACATCCCCAAATCTAGCTTTTACTTTATCATAACTAGTAAGAGGAGCATTTTTATAGGACGCTATAATGGATTTATTCCCCAATATAACTTCATTATAGTGAGCATAATTATATGTTGCTACACTAGTTCCTCTTTCGTTTATTTGTCTATCAAAAAATACAACAGTTTTCATATTTCTATTATTTGTTGTTCAGGATAAGGAAAATGACATATTCCTTCAATCATTATATTTTTATGACTACAATCATGTATGTTGTAGTCTCTTATTACATTCAGTAATGTATTGAATTTATCCTGAGGGATCAAATGTTCTTTAATTAATTTATTTCTTTCAACACATTGCTTTAAAAAATCTTCACATGACCAACCAGGTATGTATTCCCATATTCGTCCATTATAATTTTCTATTTTTTGTATGTGTTCGTATGTTTGATTTAAGTACGTTTTATCGTTTAAATAATCTGTTTTAGATACATTTATAAAATAAAAATTAGTTTGTGGATAAAAATCTTCTGCTATTATTCTATTAAAGTCAAAATTATAATTAGCCATCCCTCCATACCCAATACCATTTAAATAATAAAAATCAGCTTCGCCTATTTCTTTATTTAATATTGATTCTTGAAATATAACATCATTAGCTCCTTTACAAAGCCACTCAATATTATTTTGTTTACACCAATCAAACACAGCATTGTCTAAATCAGTATAACCATGATTATGACCTCTATTTTCTTTTAAATCAATTAAAACACATTTAGGAAAATAAGTTTTCCATAATTTAGTATTCTCATCTACAAATTCAGGATAATTTTTATAATTTGTTGCTACATATATTTGTTTAAATTCCTTCAAAACAGGAAGATTATATGTAATGTATTGTTCTAATAAGTCTAAATCTTTTTGAGATGAAATATAACCTATTGTTCCGTAAACAGATTTATTAATTAATTCCTTCAATAACATTTTTCATTCGAGTTAAATCCATTGTTATGTTTTTAGGAACATGGATTGGTGATTTAATAGGTTGAACATTTGGATTTGAACGTAAAGCTAAATTATAAATTGATTTTACTTCTGTTCCAACATTAAATATACCAGTAGCTTTTTTATTTATTAATTTAATAATTAAACTAGCAATTACATCTACTGAATCAAAGTTACCAATTACATCATCCCAAGCATAATCATAAGGAAATGGATTTGGTTTAAATGAACATCTACAAATTAAAGAATCAAATGAATTACTTGAAACATATTCATCAGTTATAACTTTATAATAAGTGTACCAATTTGGTGATATTAAAGGTAAATCTAATTCACTAGCAAAACTATTTGACTCGGCATAAACATAATCAGATGATATTTGGACTAATTTAATATTATTTTTTAAACAAAAATCTGATAGATTTACAACTCCGTAATAATTAGTTTGCTTCATTGCTTGTTGATCTACAGAATAAGTATTAGTATTAGCAATGCAATTTATTATAGTGTCATACTTATGTAAAAAATTACTAAATGTTTCGGGTTTGGTTATATCAAAGTCATCTTTCTTTCTTGAAATGTAATCCCATCCCGTTTGTTTTATTATTTCAGAACCCAACAGTCCATCTCCTAGTACTACAATTGAGGGAATACTTCTATGCATAATACGTTTTTATCATTAATTAAAATCATTCTACCATCTTTAGTTTGAAGTTTTGTAAATTGACCTTGCTTAATAGATTCTGAGTTTATGTTTTCAAATGTACGTTTTTCACCTCCCATAAAGTGGATTATTTGAGTAACCCACTGACCTTGTTTTTTAACACTAGATTGTAAATCCATTTACTACATTTTTAATATATTCAAATACGGGTTCAGTATAGTGAGGAGCGGCTCCAATAAAAAATACTTTATCTAACACTTTATTTGCTTCAGGATATAAAGTATAATCATCTAAATTAGAATATCCAGGATGCATTAAAATATTACCTGCAAAATAATTTCTAGTTTGGATTTTATTTGCTTCTAGATATGCTACTAATTTATGTTTTAATCCTTCTTCTTCACAAATAAAAGGAGTACCAAACCAACAAGGGAGGGCTTTTTCTAAAACAACAGGTGTTCTCAATCCAGGTATTGCATCAGTAAATATTTTAGATATAGTTTCATTAGAGCGTTTTCTATTTGTTTCTATTTCATCCAACTTATCTAATTGAACTAAACCAATAGCACCTTGTAAATCAAGAGGTTTTAGGTTATATCCCATCTCACTAAAGACATACTTATGGTCAATTACACCATCGTAATTTTCTAACCATTTATCAAATCTATTTCCACAGGTACCACAAGATAATAAGTTAGCTGAGCCCACACAATAACAATCTCTTCCCCACCATGATAAACTAACAAATAACTTTTTTAGTTCATCATCATTAGTACAAACCATACCACCTTCACCCGTTGAGATATGGTGAGCTGGATAGAATGAGTTAGAGTAAGCTATATAGTAGTCAGTTAATAATTTACCATTCCATCTGCTACCTAAACTATCACAATTATCTCCAATTAAAAGAATATTGTGTTTTTCAGCTATTGCTGATAAAGCATCCATATCAGGAGGATTACCTAGAACAGGAGAGATAAATATTCCTTTTGTATTAGATGTTATCTTTGATTCAATTTGATTAATATCAAAATTCAATGTATCCCATTCAATATCTACAAATACCGGTTTTAATCTATTCTGATACAATACAGAGATAGTAGTAGCAAATCCTACTGGAGACACAATAATTTCATCACCATCTTTCCAGTTGAATCTTCTTTTTAAAGCAGCAATTAAAATTAAATTAGCTGAACTGCCTGAGTTAACCATATGAGAATGTTTAGTATTAAATCTTTTACTAAATTCACTTTCAAATTTATGTACTTTCTCACCAGCTGTAATCCATTTTCCATTTAGAAATGAATCCATAGCTGCTTCTGTTTCTTTATTATCCCAATATGGGCCTGAATAATAAACAGGTGTTTTGCCGGGTTCAAAATTTTTAGCATTATAAACGTAAGGTGATACGTGATTACCTAATAATGTTTGGATGTTCTCTTTTAATACCATGTTATTGTTTTATAAATAATATATCTTGTTGATGTAAATTTACTGACTCTACTTTATGTATTTCTAATATTTCCACTGGTTTAAAACCTAAATTAAACATAAATTGAATTACTTCTCCATATAAAGGAGAATTTTCATTATATTCATTTATAGATACTTCCAATAATATTCCTTTAGCTTTATTACATATGTTAATTCCTCCAGAGATAATATCTAACTCTGACCCTTGGGTGTCAATTTTAATTAAATCAAATTCTTCATTGTTTTTAAATAAATCATCTAATTTAATACCTCTTTTTTTTACTATTTTAAGTACATCATCTTTATAAACATCTGTTAATTCTTTATATATAGAATTTCCAGTATTTACAGGATTATCTTTATTAGTATAAAAATTGTATTCTAAATCATCTTTAGCTAATAAACCAATATAAAAGTTATCAGTTATAGCTTTCAAATAAGGAGCACATTCATCAGAAGCTTCAATTGAAAAGATATAACTATCAGGAAAGTTATATCTACACATTTGATGGAACTGACCAACATTAGCCCCTATGTCTAATATCCTGTTGGGTTCAAAGTAATTTTTTATTTTATATAGTTCCATAAAATTGGTTTTGTTTTTCTTGTCTTTCTATTGTTTTAGGGTGTATTAAATCAAATTCAAAAGGTATTTGTGATATTACTTTAGCGCCAATTATTTTCTCATGTACTTTATTTACCCAATGTATTTCAGGTTTATTTTTAAATATACGATTTTGGTAATCAGGATAATTAACCCAACCATTTTCATTTACATTCCAACCCCATTGTTTAATATGATCTTCAGTTAAACCTTCAACTGTATTAATACGAGGAACAGAAAACATTTCAACTTCATTGTTTGTCTCTAATATAGCAGGTAACCATCCCATCAATTGATCTGATAAATATTCATCAGCATCGATCTGAAAGATATAATCTTTAGTGCAGTGACTTTTAAGATTATTCTTAAACGATGCAAAGTCATTGTTTAAAGGAAAATCAACTCGTTTCATAGTAGACCAACTATCAACTATATATTTTACTTCAGGAGTTGCTGTTGTATCTAATTGTATTACTATTTCATCTTCACGACGAATATTTCTAGCTAATTGATTTAATAAACGGTCTAATTCAACATGTTCATTACATGCCGTAATAGCATAACTGATTGTAGACATGAATGTTATTTTTGTTTTTCAAAGAAACCTATATAATCTAAAGCCTCCATAAAATCTTTTTCTTCAAAATACTTTACAGTAGACATATCTGCTTTTCCATCTTTTGATTGTACACCTGCCCAAGCCCATTCATCTACTGATCTTCCATCAGCAAACACCATTGATTTATCTTCTAGCATTACGCTATTTGGATACCAATAATAACCATTTTCATCTTTAAATTTAAGATCTTTATATAGTTGAGGCATTACAGATTCAATATTTTCTAAATTTTCATCTGTAGATGTTGAATTGGATGTGAAACCACATCCAAAACAACTCCAAATAGTAAATTTGTCATTAGATACTTCCTGGCAAGCATTTCCATTACATCTAGGACATACTGTATATAATTCTTTCATAGTTTTCTGTATTGTTTTGGTAAGTATAAATTATTGCTCCTGTATTAGTCTGCATCATCTTACTCTACTTTTTTAAGTTTAGGTAATTCAATTTTCTTTAATTGAGGTAATTTTAATGGAACTTGTTTAGGAACTTTCTCATCCAATATGTTAATCAAACGTTCACTCATTTTATCTAAATTAAATTCAGTACGTGAACGGTAAGATTGTCTTTTTGCCCCATCAACATATTTTTTATAATTTTTATAAACATCTTCTAATATCTCAGATGCTTTCTTATAATCAACAGTAAACCAACCTGATTCTGGTAGTAGCATATCTTTTACTGCAGCCGATGGATGAATTTGTGTTATTTGTCCTGGGAGAAGAATAGACATTTCAGGGTGAAGGAAATCAATATGACCACTCCAATTAGGTGCTATAACGGGTTTCTGACTAATAGACGCTTCTATTAATGGTCTACCGTATCCTTCACCTTTAGTAAATGATACATGCGCTTTTACTTTAGAATGATTATATAATTCATTTACTTCACTGTCAGATAATTCACCATGTAATAAATAAATACTAGGTAAATCATCTCCTACTACTTCTTCAATTTGTCTAATCTTATCCAATATACTTTCTCTATCCATAATAGAATAGTTACCGGATGATACTTTAAGAATAAGACCAGGTTTTATTTTTCTACCCTTAAAAGTTTCAAGAAATGTCTTAATTAACATACCTACGTCTTTTCTATCTTGACCTATATCACCTTGTAACCAATGTCCTACAAATAGAAAGTTAAAGTCTTCTTTGATATCATCTAAAACATTCCACACTTCACTTTCATTTATGGCATCTATTTTTTGATAGATATTAGTATCAATTCCTTCAAATAATACTTCTACAGGTGTTGTTAAACCAATTATAGATTCTATTTGTTGTGTTTGAGCATTTCTTTTTTCAAATTTACTATCTTCAAATACTTGCTTAGCGTGGTTGGAAGATGCAAGCACTAAATCTGCTCTATTGCATCCTTCAATCCAACTAACATCACATAATGTTGTTTCAATACCAGCAGTTATTAGAATATTATATTTACCTACTTTTTGCATTTCAGATGGAATGGTATTCATTATCCAAACATCTGGTTGTCTTGTTAATTGTCCTGGTATTATTCTGTCTATTATTTGTTTATGTTCAGGATCTTCTGGTTTGAGAAATCCGGTTGGGGTTTGTCCCCATCTACATGATATTATTTGTATATCGTATTTGTTTGATTTAATTAATGATTTAACTAAATCTCTTGCTCTACTACCATAACCCGAAAATGTGTCTACTGCACCGTAAAATACTAAGTAAGGTTTCATTTTATTTTGATATAACGTGTTTTATAAAGTGTTTTGGTTGTTCTAAAGGTTCTACTTGAACTAATTCAAATAAATGTCTTGGTTGCCATTTAGTTAATGTTTCTTCAACACCGTCAATTATGTTTTTAGACATCCATCTAGCTGACATCATTGATTCATCTGAAGTAACCCACTCACGAGCTGCTTTGCAATATTTTTCATATAGTTCCGGAGCTGTAGTTTTGGTTTTATATAATGCTTCTATTTGAGTAGCAATATGAAATGGTTCAGCTCTATCATCAAATATGTAAGGTGTAGGTATAGATCCAACTAATGATAAGTTAGATGGAAATACAGGAAATGCCCAGTCGCCACATTTTTTATACTTACCTCTATGATTTGAACCAAATTCTTCAGTGAACTTAATCCAATTACCATCTTCATCTTCAAAACGCATTTGATCTTGCATACCGCCTGTTACTGTTGCTATAATTGGTTTACCACACATCATTGCTTCAGTTAATGATAATCCCCAACCTTCATTAGATGAAATTAAAACACAGCCATCAGTAGCATTATAAAGTAAATTCATTACGTTTGTTGGATATCTACCTTCATCAAATATAATATTATACTGAGGTAAATTGCCAAATAACATATCCTTTACAGCTTGTAAGTCAGTACCGTTTTCATCTCTTATTTGTGTGTGAAGTACTAAAGCACATTTTTCTGCTTTGTCTTTTGGAAGATTATCAATAAATATCTTCCATGCTAACATCAAATCAGGTACAGATTTACGACGAATGTTACGCGCATTATATAGTAAAGTAAAATCGTAAGTCTTTTCTCCATATAATTGTTTTTTAAATTCTTGTAAGGTTAAATACTCAGTGTTTTCACTATTTATTGGAAAAAAGAAGTTTTCATTAATTCCATGAGGAACATATTTAATTACTTTTTCAGCTGCTAACTCAGGACCTAATACTACTTTATTAATATTTTCAGTTTGTTTACTTATTGCAAGCAAAGCATCACATGACTCGTAATATGGTTTGTTATACATTGGATAAGGTAAATCATCCCATATATTTAAATAAACAATAGGTACTTGTTTTCTTATTTCTTGTTCAATTTGAAATAACCAGATCCAGTATCTTGGATCAGTAAATATCATAATAACATCCGGTTTTTCAATTTGAATCATTTGTTTAATCAAGTCTGGTGTTCCGTATCCGTCTATGGGGTATAAGTACACACTAGCGTCATTTATACCAGCATTCGCATTAGTATCATTGTTAAGATCAAATCTTTTACCTTTATCAGGATGAGAGATAGCTCCACCTAAGTTTACCCAATTGAATCGATGAGCAGTTCCTATAACTATTTCTCTAGCCATTGTGGATATACCAGAAGTCATTCTGATATCATCACACATTAAAAGGATCTTTTTACGTTGTTCTTGTGGAATATAACCTTCTTTTACCATAAATTAGTTTATTCTTCTGTTTTTGTTAATGTTGTGTCTAATTGATTGTGCATTTGTTTTCTAAATTCATCATTTGTTAAATACAGAAACATAGCTCGTTCTGTTAATTTTTGAACACTAAACTTGTGCTTAACACAAGCGATTTTAAAATCTTCAAATAAATCCTCAGGGATTTTTACACTAGTTAATTGCATGTTTGATTTTGCCATAATAATTTATATTTTGATATAAATATATACTATAATCAAGAAGATGCATTCTTGTTACAGAGCTCTGGTTTATCATTAAAAGGGCACCATTTGCAACTACTTTCACCTACATTCTTAATATACGACTTTATTTTGGGTTTACCAACTTCATCAAAACAATCTTCAATGAATTCTCTAAATCGTTCTGTGGCTTGTGATCGTTTATTCTTTCCACTAGCTGGTTTAAAACTTTGGACACGTGGAATGGGGTATTCTGATTCTTCCCATATTTTTCGTTTAACGATAAAGAATTCAACTTCAATAGAGTCCACTTCAATACCAAATTGTTTAGAGAAGTATTCTTTGTATAGGATGATTTGTGCGACTTTGTCCTCGTCTTTTTTCTCTTTGTCAGACCAACCACGCGTGGATGTTTTGATATCATATATGTAAATTTTATTTAATTCTTCATCATATAAAACGAAATCAATGAATGCTTGATAATAAACATTATTAGTCATTTTTAATACTAAAGGTATTTCAATACCTAATAACTTTACTTTTCTAATAGTAAATAATTTATTTCTGCGTTTTTGAATCCAGTTTAGTATAGCCGAAGCGTCATCAAAGAACTCCCCCATTTCTTCAGCATTTGTAAAGTGTGTTCCTGCTGCTTTATATTCTTTTGCATATATTTCTCTAAATCGCTCTTGGAATAAAGATATTAAATTCATCTTATCAGAGGCAGCTCCACTTTCATTGTACATTACTTCAATATACTTTTGTAATGTTTCGTGAAAGGCAGTTCCAAATACAGTATGAATACTAGCGGTATATGGTTCTTTTTTCTCTATGTATTTTAAAGCCCATCTGTGTGGGCATGCAGACCACATTGAAAACTGAGAGTAGGATACATTTCTATGAAGTGCATAATTTATTTCTGGGGGAGTGAAGTTCTTGATCCGTTGCTCAATCTCAGATAATTTTTTCTTTGCCACTGATCTCTTGTTTAATTTTTTCTAAATACAAGATAGCATCCATGTGCTCTTGTTTAGCATGTTCAATCCATTCTAACAAGGTTAAATCTGTACGATCAAGATCAACACCGTACTTTGTTTTACCTTGTTCTGCTCTACTAACAAATTGCTTTATAATAGATGTAACAATTGAATCTAATTTAGGGGTTGTATATTCTACCATTTGTGTTTTAATTATTGTATTTTCTTTTAACTCGTTACATTTCCAACAAATACCACATTCGTCAGTAGCCCAAGGATGAAAAATGCACTTATCCATTTTTATTTTCTTTACGTTTTTTATATTCAATAGTAGCAACAACTCCTAAAAATGAACCTATTGCTGCTGCTATTAATAATCTATGATCTTCAACATAGTTAAGAGTAACTACAGCCCCAAACAGAAGAATAGCAGAACCCCAAAGCCCAGCTAAAATAGACTTACGTTGCTCTGTATAAATAAAATACATTGTCCAACATACATCTGTTAAAAACATAGCAACTAGTACTAATACAAATTTAATCAGAAACGCCATATATTTGTTGTTTAATTGTTTGTAATTCCTCTTTAGGTAGCATATCAATATATTCTTTAGCTTCTTTTTTAGAAATTTCAAAATACAATTGTACTGCTTCTATATCTTCGAGCTTATATTCTTTTTTGTTAGTTGGTTTAATGTATTTAAGATACTTATATTGTTTAGGGATGATATCTTTATATAAATTATATAAGAATTCTCCCTTCATTTGCCAAGTATTCTTTTGAACATAATTAACAACTTCACAATAATCAGGATCCATACTTAGGTAACGATTGACCATCCAATTATTCCATCCCTCATCACCTAGGTATGGACCCTTAGTTGTAGTAATATTTTTAATATGGTCAAATATATTCATTAGTAATTTCTTTCTTGATCGTTAAATTGTTTAGCTGCTTGATTATTTACTCTAAGTAATCTTATTTCGTCTTCCAAAGCTGTTGTTCTTTCTTTGTATGCTTCTAAAGCTTGCATAAACATAGCTATTTTATCATCTGTTGTTTTTAAATTAAATGATAGACCTGCTATTTGAGCTTTAAGTTGTTCGTTTTCCTGTTCTAATTGTTGTTTTGTCATTTTTAGTTTTTGTATATTAAATAATTCTTTTAAACCAAATATATTGAATAGAATATTATCATTCTTCATCTTTATTTTTTAATTGAGTAGGTAAGAAATCCTCATTTATATGACCGCAAACATCACATGCAAATAGAGGAATAGGAATAAGAGCATCTTGTGTTGTTCCAGTTACAAAGCGAGAAGCTTTACGAAGTAATACTACCTGTTTAAATGTTGGGTTTAAACATCTATCACATGTTATTTCAGTTGTTTTATCTAAACCGATGTTTAATTGTGGTTGTTCCATTATATTATTTGTTTTTTAATTGTGTCTAATATTTTAGATATAGCAGCAGCAAAGTTAATTTCTTTATCAGGTACTACACCTGATCTCCATATAAAGTCATCTAATATAACTGATAATTCAGCATCGTGTCCATAACTAAATTCGCTTAGATTATCAAACATATAGCGATAAGCTACTTGGAAATCATCAACTTGAGCATTTGCTACAATTTGTCGAATAGTATACCATGCTTTAGCATCTCTTGATTTTAATACTGTTACTACATTAGCTAACCAATCTGTATTTAATGATATCCATTCGTACTTATTATCTTTTACACCAGCTTGAAGATATTTAATAATAGAACGAACATCAGGATAATATTCATTAATAAGTAATGCTACATCTTTAATATTATATTCTATATTTTCTACATCTAATATGTTAGTACATACGTGTCTAGCTACATCTGCTTTAGATGGGGGCTTTAATAAATGTATTTCACATCTTGATTGAATAGGTTCAATTAAACGTTCAATATAATTACAAGTAAGTATAAATCGAGTAGTAATTGAGTATTCTTCTATTAAATTACGTAATGCCGCTTGAGCTGGTTGAGTTAAGAAATCAGCTTCATCTAATATAACTACTTTAAGCGGTTTAAAAGTGGAGGTAGAAGCAAATGTTTTTACTTTATCTCTAATAATATCAATTCCATTCTCATCGCTGGCGTTAATATAGAGATAATCACATTGGATATTCCTAACTATTAACTTCGCGAGGGTAGTTTTCCCTGTTCCTGCGCTACCAGCGAATAAAAAATGGGGTATATCGTTTTTAGAAATACAATCAGCGATGCGAGTTTTAACAGCATCGTTACCAATGTACTGTTCTAATGTTTCAGACCTAAATTTTTCAATCCAAAGAGTATGTTGTTTCATAACTTATTTTGATGTTTAATTACATTATTAAGGTACGCTTCTATATTGGCCTTACCAACAGGATTTGCTGAGTGGACATTGTGTTTAGGGAGTGGAAGGCCATTGTCTATACAATATTGTCCTAGCCATTTAGCCGCGTCATAACCTGTTTTTTCTGTATTTTCTCCCAAATCGTGATCGAAGGATACTTCATTAGGGATTCCATTTAATTCAATCCACGCTACGAAATCATCGTAATTACGAACGATATCCCACCCCTCTGTTTTAGGAGTGCGGATATCGTCTAAATATAATTTTATCATGTATTAAATTTACATTCCTAATGCTGACATATCAAATTCATCTTTCTTCTTTTCATTTGGTTTGTCGTGAATAACACATTCAGTCATTAGTAACGTAATAGCTGCTGCGGCTGCATTTTCTAAAGCACAACGTACTACTTTAGTTGGATCGATGATACCCGCTTCATATGCATCTACCAGTTGTTGAGCTTCTATCATAGGTACTGCAGAAGGATTTTCATCTTGATGAATACTCATTGCCCAATAAATTGGTTTTTCACCAGCATTATTAAGAATTTGTTCAAGTGGAGCATAGCAAGCTTCAAATATTATTTTACCTCCTTTACCATAATCTGTATTGTCTGTATTAGTGATAGCCTTTCTAGCATGTAATAACGCTACACCAGCACCCGGTAAGATACCTTCTTCAAGTGCTGCTTTAGTAGCTTGTAAAGCATCATCAATGCGGTCTTTTTTCTCTTTCATTTCAATTTCAGTACCACCACCTACATTAATAATAGCAACACCACCAATCATTTTAGCTAAACGATCTTGTAAACGTTCGATTTCATATGGTGAATTAGATCCTTCAATTTGAGATTTTAATTCTAAAATACGAGCGTCAATTTTCTCAACATCACCTTTACCATCAACTATAGTTGTTGTTTCCTTACCTACAGTAACTGTTCTAGCCTCACCAAACCAATCCATATTAAATTTATCTAATTTCATACCTTTAGTAGGTGAAACTAAAGTACCACCAGTTACAGTAGCTATATCTTCTAAAATAAGTGTTCTACGTTCTCCAAAATCAGGTGCTTTAACAGCTACTACCTTTAATGCTCCTCTCATTTTGTTAACAATAAGAGTAGATAAAGCTTCACCATCGATATCTTCAGCAATAATCAATAGAGATTTATTTTCTTGAGATACACGTTCTAAAATAGGTAATAAATCCTTCACAGCACTTATTTTACCATCAAATAATAATATCAACGCTTTATCCAATATAGCTTGCATTGAATTGTTATCTGTCACCATATAAGGTGATTTATATCCTCTATCAAATTGTAATCCTTCTACTATTTCAAGCAACGTTTCACCAGAACGAGATTCTTCTACTGTTACTACTCCATCGCGTCCTACTTTATCAATAGCTGTAGCTACCAATTCACCAATTTCTTCATCTCCATTAGCTGATAACGTAGCAATTTGTTTAATTTGCTTTTCATCTGTAATATCAATTGATAATTTTTTCAATTCAGCTACTACTGTTTTAACTGCATCTTCAATACCACGTTTTACTTGGGTAGTATTAACTGAAGGGTAAGATGTTGCTTGTAATGCTCGGGATGCAATAGAGTGCGCTAATACAGTTGATGTAGTAGTACCATCACCTGCTGCATCTACTGTTTTAGATGCTGCTTGCTTAATTACAGTTGCTGCCATATTTTCAATTGGATCTTCCAACGTAATGGTTTTAGCTACAGTAACACCGTCTTTAGTAGATACTACTTGTCCGTGTTCTTTTTCAATTAACACATTACGTCCATAAGGACCCATTGTAACTGCTACAGCGTTATTGATTTTATCAATACCCGTTTGTAGTTTTTCTTTCGCTTCGCGATTAAAACTTATTATTTTACTCATATTTTGTTTCCTTTATTTTGTATTCGTTTTCATTTAAATCTAATTGTATAAGTTCTTTACAATTCCAACAATTTGTATTAGGCATATTATTAAAACACCCTCCCATTCCATCGTATTGCCCATAATTAACTTCATTTACAACACCACATTTTGGACATTCTATGTCTATATCGTAGGAGGTCATATTTTATTTTTCTAAAATTGCTAACAAATCTTGTTCTTTCATTACAACGTATTCTTCCCCTTCAATAGTCATTTTGGTTCCACCAAAAGCAGGAAATACTACTGTTTCCCCTACTTGCACTTTATTTTCAATAAATGTCCCGGTTACGGAATACATTCCGGGTCCTACAGCAATAACTTCACCCATAAGTGGTTTTTCCTTTCCTAAATCGGGGACTACAATGTTTCCATACATTGTCTCAGTTTCATCTTGTTGTTTAATTACAACGTGGTTGTGTAACGGTTTTATTTTCATATTTTTACTAATTTAAAATTGCTTCGTATTGTTCAATACCATATTTTCTATCTTTATTATCATAAGAATATCTTGTACCCAATTCGCGTATATTTTGCAATTGATAATATTCAATTATTTCATCTAATGTTTGAAATTGCTTACCAGGATTTTTCCATTCATATTTTCCATAAGCAGTCCAAGGAGTTAGTTTGTATCCTTGCCATGTTCCATCTAAATTTAGAATTTTATCAATTGTTACTTTCATAAACTATTTTTTTTTGTTTAATGAAGATAATGACAGGTCTTCGGTTTTCAAAACTTATTTAATTGTAACCTTTGTTGGTTTATTTTCTTTTGCAAATGGGATATCCAAAGTCAATAATCCTTTATCCAATTTAGCTTCTAGCTCTTGGAGATTATATTTACTTGAAATTTTCCAAGCAAGATCAAAACTTGATTTTTTAATTGAGCGTAATAGATATCTGTACTCATTCTTTTCTGCTTCATCTTCTTTATCACTTTTACGATAAGCCACACGAAGCGTTTCTGAATCAATAATAATGTCGATATCTGATTTTTCAAGGCCTACTGCTGCAAGCTCAATGCGTAGGCCGTTGTCTGTTTCTTGAATGTCGCAAGGGACACCTGCTACTTTTTCTTTGATTGGTTTGTAACCATCATTTGAAAAGAATGATTTCCATAGAAGATCAAATTCTTCATCAAATTTCCAAAAGTCATTGTAAGTGGGATAATTGTAATTAGCGAAGTTATTAGATACATAACCTCCTGTGTTAAAAGCACTTGTTGTACCTGATAGGGTAAGGCTATTTGTTAATGTGCCTGTTGTTGTTGTTCCGTTCGTTACTACGAACACGTCTGTAGTTTTACTCATTTTGTTTTTGTTTTTGTGCTCCCCTAAGGTGAGCGGTTAATTAATAATATGAAGACCTGTCAAGTATCTTATTGTTATGTCGTATATACGTATGTAAAAAGTAAAAGTATTACTATTAAAAGAAACTTTCTTTATTAGCTATAATAGCATTAAAATCCAATTCAGGATGATCATTTCTTAAACGAGCTAGTGCTTCATCAAAAGCTATATCAAAATCAGAGCGATACTCTAAATTTAATGATTCTGGTTCATTCATACTGTCTTCAACTACATCATCAATGTATTGTCTCATATATCCACCTTCTTCAGTATCTAGAAATAGATTAAAGGCTTCATTAGTAATTCCAGCTAATTGCTGCATTCTTTTCATTTCGTTAAGTTGTTTTTTCATTATGTTTTTATTTTAATATTATCTATTGATAAATATATATAGATTAGTTTTTTGGTGGTAAATAATATAAGCTTTTAATATTTTTTTCGTCTATAAACTCTATCTTTAAAATACCATTCTCATCAAAATATCCTGTTCCTGTTGCTCCCTTATTAGTAGCGAATATCTCTAATAAATAATTAGCATTAAATAAGAATTCGGATGATGGTATTTCCATTTTATCGGCGGGCGCTTGAAAGCTTATTTTATTATCATGTGATGTCTTACCGCCAAGCGTAAAGTAAATACCTTTGTTACCTTCTTCATTAATTAACGCTTGTATTTTTACTTCATCACTACCTAATGCTTTTTTAGCTTTATTGTATCTATCAATAAATTCCTTATCAATAGTAAACGAATAAGCAAAATCAATTAAAGATTCATCTAATACCATTGTTTCCGTAGACATCATCCTTAAATCGGCTAAATGGTATACTAAGTCGTATTCGTTATCTGCTATTAACATTTTAGTAGCAACGTTGTTCTTAGTTTCTACAGTTAACGTAATAAATTGATTAGTAATATTGATTATTTTAAGTAATTTTTCAGTATCGTAAACTCCTAAAATACAATCATCTACTTCAAAACCGTCAGCTTCAATTGAACCTGCTAAGTCTTTAGTTGGAGATGTGAAAAGTATATTTACTTTATTGTCTTTTACAGTCCATTTTACTTTTTCATGTAATCCACCAAGGTGGTATTTTTCAATAATTGATGTTAATAATAGTTTTTCCATATTATGAATGTATGATTTTTATTTGGTTTAAACAAATTTAAAGAATTTATTTACTTTATCATTTAAGCTAGGAAACGACCAACCTAAATCTTCATAGATTGATTTTAATTTATTTAGTAACGTTGATTCAAATCCCTCTTCCCTATCAGCAAACTCATCAATTAATTTAACTATAAAGTCAGGATCATTACCTGTAAATCCAATAACATCAATATTATATGGATTTGTTTTTAATTGAATATACTTCATTTTATCTCCAGCCATAAATAAAGGGTATTTATTTTGTGCTTTTTTGAATTTAAGTAAATCGTTGTAATATATAGCTGCTTTAGTATTAATAGGACATTTTAATTTTAATGTACTGAATATTTCACCTGATTTAGGTGTGCGTTCAATATATGATTCTATGTTTTTAACTCCTGTTGGTTTTGCTACATCTTCAATAGGAATATTTTTAACATATTTTTTAAAGTCAATTATTTGTTGATCAATTTCTGCTTTAGGCTTACCAAACATAATATCTTGAATCAATTTCTCTCCAAACTTAGAATACATTGGAGTCATATTTGATTTCATTAGATCTAAACCCTTCATATCTAATTCATCAACTGTAACACCTTCCTTATTTACAATATACATTGCATAACGGCGTTTGCCTGCAAAATATCCCCTTTCAATAATAACCTCTTGCTTTAATTCAAAGTAATGGGGGCGTTCTTTAACATTAAGCGCAATTTTAGTAAAAGTATTAATATATTCGTTTGCTGCTGCTTGTATTTCTGTAGCAATCTCTAATACTGCTTTAATATATTCATCCTTAGTTTTAGTTTCGGGATATCGTTGTAATACTAAATCTTTAACATTAATAAACAGTGAATCTGTATCAGCAGTTACTACGTAATCCTTGTCTTCTGTATCTAATTGTTCATTCATCCATTTATTTACGAACTTAATAGATTCTTGATCTAATCGCTGACCAGTTAACGTAATTGCTTTGGATAGCATTTTATGTCCATCAGTATAGCGCCAACCATTAATAGCGTAACAACCATAAACGTCATTTAGTTTAATTTTATAAGCGTGTTGTCGTCTATTATAAAATTCACCCTTGACAGCATCACCTGACTTATATGCTTTCTTCATTTTATTCTTATATTCAACACGTTTATTGAACCAGTCAGTTAATACATCACATACTACTGAGGGACGATCTGTTCTGAACATAGCTCCAGATGCTGCAATTAACCAGTTATTTTCCTCAATTAAAGATATCAATGTGTCTACTTTTACAATTGTCTGTTGTGTAGTATATTTGTCTGTTAATCTTTCAATTGTAATTCTTTCATCAGGATCCATTTGTTTTAAATCAGTCAATGTCCAATTATTATCGTATTTGTTTTTATTTACAATACGACCTACAAATGTTTCAATACCAATATTTAAAGAACGTATAATAGACGGATACAACGATGTAAAGTCTAAGTCAATAACCCATTCGTAAAGTCCAGGTACTGGGTCTTTTAAATACCCACCTGCGTATTCCTCATATGCCTCTTTAAGAGAGGGATTAACAGTAGTTGGTTTATTAGGTGAAACTATATTATTACGTTTTAGATATGTTAATATAGCTCCATCGTTTAATACAGTAGATAAATAAATTTGTTCATATGGTACATGACATAGGTGACATATCGCTACTGTTAGTTCAATAAATTTAAATTTCTTTTCTAATTCAATAATAATTTCAACGTCGCGAATGTTATACTCTATATATTTGTTTACGTCATCTCTAAATAAACGATCTAAATTACCCTCATATTCTATCTTACCTAATTTAACATATTTAGTTCCTATATCACCTAGCTTATATGATGGTTCGTTTTTAGGATTGTACTTCTTATAAAGTAATAAATAATCAAGATGATTAATACCTCCTATCTCAATAGGTTGGCTTTGATCCCACTCAGTAAATTTAAATTTACGAATAGGTGATAGGCGAGATGCTTCATCTTTACCTAACACATTACATAATCTATAATATAGATAAGGTACATCGAAGAAGCCACTATTCCATCCTGTGATAATAGTTGGATCAACACTTTCCCATAATGTAAGGAATAATTGTAATAATTCAGTCTCACTAGAGCAAGGTACTACTTGCTTGTCTTCTTCATTAATAGATGTTAATTCGTTTTTTTCATCTAATATAAGACAGTAATATTTTTTAGCTGTAGCATCATACAATGAGATTGAAGTAATCTTCATTGGCGCTGATTTAATATATTCAGATGTTAATGCTCCACCTATTTCACACTCAATATCAAAGTAAACTATATTATGCCATTCAGGAGCATCATCGCTGTCTTTATATTTATCAATTAAAACGGCTGTAAGTCTATCAATATCAGATTCATATAGATGATTGTCGTTCCATTCATATTTAGTAACAGCTTTAGCGCGTTTACCATCTAATGTAGGATATTGACCGTTTGCGTCAATCTGATATCTAGGAGGATTATATTTAAATTCGGTCCACCCATTTTTATCATCTCTTAAATGAAATGAATAATTTGGTTTTCCGTCGTAGAATATTGTTTGATACATAAGTTAAATGTAAGATGGGGGTTTTGAACCCCCACTTTATTATTGATTTCTTTGTTTATCACCTTGCCACTGCCCATCGTACTTTTCTGCAGGTTCACATTCATGAAAGTAAATTTGTGCTACACGAGCATTTTCTTCAATGAATATGGTTTCATGAACATACATCAATGTACCCATAAATTCAGTTTCAAATCCAGGATCAAATACAGGACTATTAATTATAGCTCCGTTTCTATACAGTGATGATCTTTGTTTTATGAATGCTACACGATTATCAGGTAGTTTACAACCTTCATTAAATGTAATATCATATACTCCAGGATATAACATCCATCCGTTTACTCCATCTAAATTCATTAAAGGATAGGGTGTGTATGTTGTTAGTTCGGTTTTGTCTTTTAAAACCCTACCAACCTTACCATTTCCGTTTTGTGTTCCTATCTTATTTACTTGTTTAATAGTAATATCATACCCCACTTGAGCTGACTTACCTTGTGTTCGTTCTAATAGTAGTAGACCTTCATCTACGATTTGTTTTGCGTTTAACATATTATTTAAATTTATTAAAATTCTTCTACAATACCAAGTACTTCAGCTCCAATTAACATTCCACCAGCAGCATTTAAATACCACTGATCTCCATACATTAAAGCAATACCGGCAAATATTCTTATAAATGATTTAATCAAACTGACAGTGAAGTGCCAGCTTGATTTTGATTCTTTTGGTTGCATATTATTCTTCTGTTTTATCTAAAGCATATCGAATCATTAATCCTCTTTTACCTTTTGGTTTGTATTCTTTTGGGTTAGCTAATACCTTCTCTAACATATCACGAATCATTTGTTTGTCATCTTCATATGTTCTTTCAGGTGCATCAATATCTTGAGGAAAGTCAGGTGACCAAGTTAATGTAATACTTTGTGTCGGCTCAAATGTTTCAGGATTATAAATTGTAGGAGCAAATACACAGCCGTCTTTTACTGGGATGTTTACAATACTTGGGTCGTAAAGTACAGGTGAGTATACTATCTGGTATAGATAGCAAGTTTTACCTTTGAGAAATTCTGCATGGTTATCCCCATTGTCATCAATTTTTCTAGTCTTAGCTGCTACCGTTACGTCCTCACCTTTACTGTTTTTAGTCAATGCAGTAGGTAATTCTATCCACTCTATTTTACCAAAACCTATAAGATCTTTTAGTAGTTCTTCTACTTGTTTTTGTTGTTCTGCTGTTAGGTTTTGTAAACCGTAGGTAAGATTATCTATTTCATCTTCTTTAGGCTCACCAGTAATGGTGTAAAATTTTTCTGTTATTGTCATATTAATTATTTTAAAGGTGTACCATTCACTTCAATAGCGTGTAAGAACTCTTCTCTAATTAAGTTGTCCTTTTCCATAAACACACCACTAAATTTATTTGTTGTCATTACAGAACCATGCTTAATACCTCTGTGTGAGCAACATGTATGTTTACAAGCAATACTTACAGCTACTGATTCGCATTCCATCTTATCAGCAATATAATCGTGAATTTGTGTAGTTAACGATTCTTGCATTTGTGGACGACGACTAAACCATTCAACAATACGATTTAATTTTGATAATCCAATAACGTTTTCATCAGGAACGTATGCTACAGTAGCATATCCAGTAAATGCTAAATTATGATGTGCACACATACTAACGATAGGAATACCTGATTGGATTACTAGTCCATCATACTGTTCATCATTAGGAAATACTGTAATATTTGGTTCATCTGATATACTACCTACAATGAGATCTTTAAGCCATGCTTTTGCTACACGACGAGGAGTATCGACTGTTTGTCTATCGGCTGTATAATCGAATCCAACTGCATTGAGAAACTGCCCATAAGCATTAGCTGCCTTTGCTATCATTTGCTCTACTTCTTCGGGAGTACGAGCCATACTACCGTTTGATTTTTTTAATAATTCCATTATTTATTTATTTTATTTTCCCAATATAATTCTCTTACCTTGCCTCCCAGTATTTGATCGTTAGGATATTTTTCAACTAGTTTTTCAGATATAGTAATATAACGTTTATTGCTATCTCCGTCATAACATGTTTTACATAGTTGTCCAGCACCTTCGATATAACCTATTCTCATATCAATATGAGTTTCGTAATCATACGGTGTTTCTACACCACATATTACACAATGATCTTTTGCCATAATTTATACGTTTAATGTTTTATTTAGATTTTTAACTAAAGACTTTACTAAAGATTTAATTTTATTGTCTTGTTTAAGTCTCTGTTTCTTTTCTTTTTCCCATTCTTCTGTAACTCTTTTATGAACTTCATAATGAAATCTATCTTCTTCTGCTTCTTCTTCTGTAAAATTAATTCCAAATGCCATAATTATACGTTTAATGTTTTTACTCTATATATTTTCTTTTTTAAGACAATATCTGAATTTGTCTCCTTGTATTGGTATTTTTTCAATTTTAAAAATCTCATTTAGACGTTTCCAAACATTGTTGGCTTCATTACTAACAAATGAAGTTGGTGTACCATTTTCTCGAAATTCACCTGAGCATACACTACCTAAAATTTTAGCTAATTCAACATATGTAGAGACAGCAAATGATTTTCCTCTAAATTCGTCATGTATATGAATAGAATACACAACATTATTTATCCCATCTATGTTTCTAATAGATACAGCACCTATCTTATTGGATGATTTTTTATCTATTATAACAAATCCATCTCCCATAAGTTTACGAAAACTATCATCGTAGGGAACTAATTCTACTTCAGGGTAAACCCTACTAGCTTTAAGGTTTAAATTTTCTAAAATGTCACTTAATTTTATCATATTTTAATTATTTGACATAAATATTTTAAATTCTTCTTCTGTTAGTTTACGATAGTTTATTTGTTTAGACTCACATTCATAATCAAATGATTCCTTTACTTCAACTATTAATCCACTTTCATATAGTTCATTTATATACCCTTGTTCCCATTCTTCGTTAACATATTGTTTATATTCTTCATATGTTTTAAATAATTCTTCCATAATTATACGTTTAATGTTTTATTCCACGCTGCAATATGCAAACGTGTAAGACCGCGGAAGCGATATTTCTTAGCCATTTCAAGACAGAATCTAGTACGCTCTTCAAAATCATCAGCATCATCTAAACCAGGCATACAAACTACATTTTTAAGAGGTATGCTAAATGGTACGACAAAATCGCGAAATAATTCCTGTACATCTTCTTCATTTGATATAACGAATTTAAATTGATAATTTTTATGTTCCATAATACGCTTAATAGCTTCTGGATTAATACGTTGTTTCTCAGTCATACCTGAATTAGACAGCTTGGGTGAGCAGTTTATTTGGTCAATCATTTTAAATAGTGGTTGATCAATCACTACTGTACCATTTGTTTCAATTTCATAATACGGATTAACAGTTTCATCTAAATGTCTTGACAACCAATAATTAGTGAAATTAACAATAGCTTCTTGATGACCTTTAATTGTTGGTTCACCACCAGTCCAAATAATGTGAATAACACCATTTAAGATATCATCGTAGATACCTTGTTCTTTCCACCTATCAATCAGATATTGAAATTCTTTATCTTCACCTCTCCATAACCACTGTGAAGTAGAATCACAAGTCCAGGTTGCTTTACCTTCAGCATGAAGATCACCTACAAATATTTCTCCGTCTTCTAATTTTTGTTCTTTAGCTAGTTGATTAGCAAACTTGCGAGACATACCGCAGGTGAGATTACAGATACCAAGGCGAACAAAGTAAGAGGGCACTCCTGATGAAATTCCTTCTCCCTGCACGCTAAAAAAATCTGAGCTTATGAGTAACTTGTTCGGATCTATTTTTGACATAATTTTAAAAGTTTATTTTCTGTTTTATTACGTATTTTAATATTGTGTTTTACTAGTACCTGCCTAATCAATCCTCCGTTACATTTATACTTCTTAATTAGATCGGATATTGTATAACCTTGTTGATATAAAGATACTATTTTAGCCTCGTCTTTCCAAACTTCTGGTCTAAGTTTTCTAATGGCCTTTTCATTGTTTTCTTTACGAGGTCTAATTGATATTTTATTTTCATTTAGTCTTGTGTGTATAAATGCTGTACTTTTGTTAAAGTACTTAGCTATTCTATTTACACTCCATTTATCTTCACAGTAGAGCTTGAGTACTTCACTTAAATACTTTTCATCAAATTCAAAATCACGAGCACCTGATGTGGTATATTTTTCATATCTTAATTTCTGTGTCTCAGATCTAGTTCGCTTTATATCCTCTACTATCTTCCTAATAGTACCTGTGTCACATCTATAGTACTTGCCCAACTCTTTAGCCGGTTCCCCATTTTGATACCTTTCTCTAATAGTGTCATAATAGTCGTACCATAAATCTTTTCTAAATCCATGAACATCACCCTGTAAACTTGAGTTACTATTTATATTATATGTATTAGGATCATTACAGAACTCTTCAGTTAGATACTCTTTTTCTTTTTGCTCAGCCTCTTGTCGCGTAGAATAGACGTGTAGTACTTCTTTTTTAAAGTTTTTGACACCTTCAATCTCAATTAACTTTGCTATAATGTTGCTACTGCTCATGTAGGTATCTTGTTCAGGATTAGGATGTGTTCTTACTCCTATGTAAATTTTACTGTTTTTTAGATTAGTAATCTTATAAACATAATGTATGTTATTCATATCTGTCATTTATAATAAATATTGACAGATTGTGATTTCTATTCGATTAATTCAACAGAAGTTACTCCTTATTGGACCGTATTGTTATGTATTTTAACAATATGTTCAACTGTATCTTTACCTACTTCTCCTGCTCTAACAGGCCAATATTCTTCTTCATCAGAGTCTTCTCTTTCTTTATACATTAAAGGCTCTTCACATCTAATTACCCTACACCAACATTCTTCACCTTGGTCACAAGTATCAACTTTCCATTTTACAGTTAATGATTTTTGTATTGCTTCTCCGTATGTCATATACTTACTTTTTTAATCATATTAGTTGATTTCTCAGACACAATGATGTTTTTTCTAATACCTTCATATATTGAAATATCATCGTAGGGTCCAATTATATAAATCATCTCCGTCTTATCTTTATTTAATTCAACTGTAAGAGTCTGGTCTGGGTGGTATTGGTCGTAAAATACATTAACACCATCTATTTCACCTAATTTAATAATACCTTCCCAGCTTTTATCAGGTTTAATAAATTCAGGTCCGTTTAAGTCGTATTTTTTATCGAACATATGTTGTTTGTTTTGAAACCGAGGCTGAACTTGAATCGTTGTCGACCTCCATCCCTGTCGGATGCTGTGCTACTTTTACACCACTCGGTTTATTATGTTATTTACCTTGAACAGAGTAGAAGTCACTGGATATAAGTAGTTTATTTGGGTCTATTTTACTCATACTTTACTTTTTATGTTTTTTAACTGCATTATCTACAGCAGGTTCAGTTGTTTGCTCTTCTACAACTTTAGGTCGTACTGATGATTTCCACTCAGATTTAGATACATATTCCCAAGATGACCCAACCATTTGGTTCGCTTGTTCATTGTCTACTCGAATAATATTACCTGTTTTTTTGTTTTTGATACACTTCATAGTTTCCTCCATGTTTTTATTTGAATAATGATTTAATATAGTTGAATATATAACCTAAATTTGGCCATTCAGTTATTGCTGTTATAAGACTAATATGTCTTTCCCCACAAAATCCTAAAATATGTTCTATTGTATGTAGTAATTCATTCATAACTTAAAATTTAGAAAAGATCTCCCATCCGTAGATAGGAGATCTTGGGGTGTTTAATTAGGCATTTGACAGTTCACTGTTCTTAACACGTCTACGAGTTAAGTTATACATGGCGTTTGCTAAAGTGTCATTAACACTTCTTTCACCAGATTTTACATAGTTCACAAAACGAGTTGTGTAACCTGTGTTTTCTGCTAAACGAGCTGTATCGCCTTTACGACTACGTGCTGTGTAAAATGCTAATTTTGCTGTTTTGTTTAGTCTGTTTGACATAACTATATTTGGGTTTTAATTACTTGTTGTATTCAGCTAATACTTGTTCTACGTGTGCTTTAGCTGTTTCCCATGTTACTGGTCCTGTTTCGTTAGCATAAGCTACAGGATCAGGGCGTTCTAATTTAATAAATGCTTCAATACGCTCTACTGATGCTGCTGATTTATAGTCGGAATACCATCTGAAAGCATTAGTTTCTGGGCGATAGTAATGTTTAATAGGCTTATAACTTGTGTTAGTACGCTTATACACTTCATCAAAATCTAACCCTAATTTTTCACAACATTCTAATCCATCTTGCAATATAGTAAATTTATTACCTTCAAGATACGGAGTGTATACTGTTACTAATTCAGAATCCCAGTTACCAATTTTAAAGGCTTCCATATCTGCATCTCTAAATTCTTGACGGCAATCTGGATAAATCTGATGATCACCAGCATGGATTCCCATTGCAATAGCGCATTCTTGTTTTTCACCTTTAGTAGCAAGTGACAATGCTACTGCTTGTATGATTGAACTGAATATCTTATTACGGTTAGGTACTACTGTTTCTTTCATGTTGTCCTGCTCGTAGTGACCTTCAGGGACATCGTTTCCACCTGTTACTAATGCTGAGTTAAGCAATTGAGATAAACCATCTAATTTAATGATTTGATGTGTTATTATAGAATATGCTTCATCAAAACCACCAACAACATGATCGGTATGAGTTACTCTCATAGGATTGTCGTTAATGTATTTAACTAATTCAGTAGCACGTTCTAATTCTACTCTATGTTTTTGACCGTAATCAAATGATAGAGCTGTTACTTCATAACCATTAGCTAATAGGTGGAGTAGTAATGAACTAGAATCCATCCCACCAGATAGACTTAGTACTGCTTGTTTTTTCATTTTTAAAACAATTAAATTTATAAAGCGTATTATTTTGTATACCGATTAGCTTTATAACCGGGTTTCTTTTAAACTATCTTGCTCTAAAACAGTATTTACTTCAGTATAATCAGGAGAACTAAATACCTTTTGCACAGCGAAGAATTCATCTAAGAATGCACTTTCATATATGTGGACTATCCCACTATATTTTGGGTTAGATACCTTTCTAGTTCCAAACTTAGCTTTTCTAATTTTAGCGTAATCCGATACTTGTTTACCTAAATCATTACCGGCTGCTTTTCCTAAATAATCGTACAATGAAATCATAACTTCTATTTTATATATTGTTTAAATTTGTTTACATTAAAGATAATATCTTCTATCTGCCCGCTCAAATCTTTTTCAAAATAATGCTCAAGCTTTTCCTTTGGCTTCCAATTTATTCCACTATCAGTATAACGGTGTCCTTCGGCTCCAACTAGAATTGGATTAGATGTATCTACAGATTCAATAAATGGAAAATCACTATACGACATAAACTCCTGAGGCAATGAACATCCCAATAGATGATGGTATACATCTTTTCTAATAGTGTCTGTTTGTACTAATTTACGTATAAACTCCATTCTTCCATACATTTGGCGTTTTAATGGGTCTAAGCCGGGATACATTTCCATGTAAGCACAACTAGAATGATTAAAGGCAATATGATCATAACCTAAATCAACTAACGTTTGGTACGTCGTTATTAATTCACCTAATGATTCTCCCTGACATACAGCCATAAGATTTGTTTCTTCTGGTAGTGTTTGTTTGTAGTTTATCATCCAACTTTTAGCATTTACTAATGTTGTTGTAGCATCATCCCAAGCGTCAGGAACAATAAATACATTGGGACGTATTAGATTAATTTTATCTAATAAATCTTCCGTTGTGTGTGTTACACCTTCAAATAACCCATTATCCATTATAATGAAACGTTTATTTAAACGTGCCTTTTGAAAGTATATTCTGTATTGATCATACTTATCAAGTAGATGGGGTAAACAATAATCATAATCGTTAAACTCATATCCATAATGCATTAACGATAAAGGTAACTCGTGCGAAACTATCATATGTTAATTTAAATTTTTCTATCATCGTATTCAAATACACCTTTATCTTGGGCATATTTATTTACTTCAGTATATCTATTAGTCATCCAAGCTGCTGCTTCAGCGTCTGAGATAGATTCTCTAGAGCATATAGTGGAGCAATTTGGTGTTTCATAAATAGTAACATTGTGTATTCTAAGATTAGGATAAGCTGTTGGTGGAAATAAAACCATCATAGCTAAGAATACTTCTTTAGCAATATTTTCTACTGAGGGGTTACAATATTGATCTTTTCCATTTAGAGACATTAACCATAATTTACTACCATATGATTTAGTAGTTTCAATTAATGCTGTATCTTGTGGATTTAAAATCATACCATGGTCTAGAATATCATCAATCCATTGACATCCTACGCGCTTGATTTCTTTAAAGTCAATTGCATAACCGATTTCCTCCATTTCATTAAATTCAAAATTCAGTTCATATAAGTAAGTATGACCGTGAATGTTAAAGCACTTCATTCGCTCATTCATAACTCTATGACCAGAATCAAATGATCCTTTACGTGTGATATACTGTTTTTTCATATTAGTCTTTTTTTACTGAAGTTGTTGATGATTTGAACAATATGCTAGACAAAGCATTTAATCCTACAGCTTGCCAAAACGTAATAATAGGTAGATTAAATAGGCTAGGCATTAACCAATTCCATAACCACATTAATGGATACCCAAACAACAATACGACTAATGTTACTACTCCGATAACGGTAAGTAAAGCTTCAATGTTACTCTTCTTCATTTATGTTTATTTTAATTTCTGATAACGATTGTTCAATTTTTGCTACTAGCTCTAATAATTCACCTATCATCTCCGACTGTTGTTCAGGCGTTGATGTTTCCATTGTTTTTTGGATCTCTAAAACTCGTTCATGTATTTTATCTTGATTCATTTTCTTTATTCAGATTAAATTTAAAATATTCCTCTGCCAGAACCACATTTCCCTTTTTATATTTTGGTTCATAAGGGCAATGACGACATCCATTACCGCAACACTGTCCGCGTTGAACGTGTGCGAGCGCAGTGAAAACCACGCGCTCGCCATCCATATAATAATGAATATCTTTTTGATGTTGTTTATTCATCTATTATTTTTTACAATGTAATAAAACCCATTTATTATGTTTTGAACTAAATTATCGTGTGTCATTTTATACTATTTCACAGGCACCACCAGCACAAGCGGCTTGATCCATTAATGCTGTATCATCAGTAAACTCTATAATTTGAGATAAATCAATATTATGTAAATGTTTCTCCATTTCATTAAATTGCTCTTCAGTAATGTCCTCAAACGGTGCTTGTTTATATGTACCTCCAAAGTAAGGTAATACTGATAGACCATTAAATGTATCCTTGTTGCTCCACATCCATTTTCCTACTGCTTCCCATTCACCTTCCTGAATTGATACTGTAGCTGATACATTGTTCGTATTGGCTCCTTTGCGGTGTCCCTTTCTAACCCACTGCATGTTGAATTTCTTAACACGCTCAAGCATATCCATTACGTTTTCTGTTCTTAAAATAGAACCAACTGGTGCTTTCTGTGGAACAGAAATTACTGCTTGTATTGTTGGTTTGAAGAAATCATCTTCAACTAATTCAGGGTGATGTATTGCAAGGTGGGTGTATATTGCTTCGTTTTTACCTACACGAATACGTCTAATATAGAAATCATTGTGCCAAGCATGAATACCACTAGATGTACCTAATACTAATGATGAAGTACCCGATGGTTTAACTGTAGTTACACGGGCTGCTTTATTAATACCAAGTATTTCAGCAACACGAGCGTTTTCTTCTTTAGCTAAATCCGCTGCTTTCTTTAAATCATAATTTAATATAGCGCCGGATCCAATACCTGTCATGCCGACACCTAATAAAGCGTCTTTTTCAGTTGTTTTGCGCCATACATCTCTTAAGTAATGGAAATCAGTGTATGCTGCTTGTAATGTACCGATAAAGGCACCAACACGTACTCTTTCATTTAGATCTTCTTGTGATTCAACGTTTGAAACGTTCACTTCACATAAGTTACAGAACTGATAAGAACGTAAAGCAATTTCACAACATGGGTTAGTACCCCAATCTTTATCGTTGCTAAAGTAAATACCTGGTTCACCAGATCCACTTAATTCAATTTTCTTCCATAATTTGAAGAATTCTTCTTCATCAATTTTATGACGCATTACAACAGCACTGTTGTTTGCTCTACCACGTTGTGGATTTTCTTCCCACCAATTACCAAATTTACACGTTAACATCGCTTCATCATCTAAATTGAATAATGAAATTAATGCTGCACGTCTAATACCACCACTTAATACAGCATCAGCAATATGACAAGCCATATCGTGGGCTTCCACTGATGTTAGTTTTTCACCATTTTGTTTACGTTCAAATATCTTTTGTAAGTTAAATAAACATTCTTTTAATGGTTCAGGACCAGGTGCTTTACCACCTACAGTAATCAATTGAGCGCCTTTAGCTCTAATGTCTCTAAAATCAAATAAAGGCAAAGGAGCACCTGTAAAATACGCTTTACAAAGCATTCTAACGGCGTCTGCCCATCCTTCAATACTGTCGCCTATTAAGTATCTTTTGTGTTTAGTTGGTATCTTAATTTCAGGTAACTGTTCAATATGGTGTGTTTGTACACTATATCCTACTCCACATCCGCTTAATAATAAGAACATTATTTCGCTAAAAGAACGCCAGTCATCAATAGGCAAAAAAGAACAGTTAAATATACGAGCATTATTAAGCTCAATGGGTTTACCTGCGAACTGTAGCGAACGCATAGACGGTAATACTTTCTTATCGTATACCAGTTTATAAGCCTCTTCAATTTCATCTTTTAATTGCGGGAATTTAGTTTGATGCATTTCTTTGTTTCTCGTAACTAATTCGTGCCATGTTTCTCTTCTCTTCTTCTCAGGTACGTACTTACTATACTTCATGTAAGTTGTTATCTCACTGAGGATTTCTTGTGTTACATCCATTTCTTATTGTTTTTTAGTTATTATAAATGTTAAATTTTCTACTTTAATATCAAATTTGTCTTTAGGAACAAATTTATTAATCAAACGTTGAAATAGACTTTTTCTCATTTTTCCGGCTCCGTCATTAGTGTATGCTTTGAAAAATAATATATCTAATTCTGATTGTTCAAAATATGGTAATACTTCATCTCTAACTATTTTAGATACTGTATCAAGATAATGTTCCCCTCTTAATGTTTGTCCTTTAGCGTATCCTTTTTCAGTTTCAGGAAAGTAGAAGTCCAATATCCAATACTTATTTTCTAAACCCATTTTTTTCAAAGTCACTACCATTGTAGGATCATTATTTTGTTTTTCTATTTTCCACATCTTTTGTTCATCAGAAGCATCATATGCTTCATATGGGTATGACAGATCTGGGTTTAGAAATTCATATAGACCCGTATTAGCTTTATCGTAGTATTTATCTAATGACTTAGATTCTTGTAATATCTTACAATCATTTATAAAAGATAACTCTATCCATCGATTTAAATCAAATCGTCTATACTTCATTTTTATTTGTTTAAAGCGATTTAAATACATTTGTGTATGTAGATTTTGGATTTACTCCTTGAAATCTGTTTACACTTACTCCATCTTTTTCAATTATAACTGTTGGTATACTTGTTACACCATTTTCAATAGCTGCGTTTTTATTCATATCCACATCTATTGTTTCAAACATAATATTGGGGTATTCTGTTTTTAACTGCTCAAATAAAGGAGCCAATTGCTTGCACGGTTGGCACCAAGCCGCCGTGTATCGTGTTACTTTTATCATAAATTTTTATTTTGGGGCTATAAATATAGTATATACTTCAATTAACTTTCAAGTTTAAAAAATTTCTTTTGAAGTAGTTGTCTTTCTTCTACATCAACGTTTGAAAAGTTATTTGTTGGTTTTGTATTACTGCCTGTATCCAAGTCATCATCGTCTATTGGGTTTTCGTCTACTTCTATATAACCGTTTGATGTATTTATTTTGGCTCGGAACGTTATTCCGTCTGCTCCGTATCTATTTTTCATAAAGTGAAATTTACCAGTACCCTCAATTTTATCTTTACGCTTACGAGCTAAGGATATAATTATATCCCCAATCATAATTTTTTCATATGAACCAGCTGCATTATCACCTTCAATAATATCTGACTTAGCCGCACCTCTATTTGCTTGAGATGGTGATACCAATGGTATACCTCTTTCTTTAGCAAATGCTTTAGCAGCTACGTACACATCGTCTATTTCTTCTTTACGATCTTTTCTTGAGCGTGTACGCATGTAATCTAAATAGTCAATAATAATTAAATCAGGTTTAAAATCATTTTGATGTTCTAGTTGTTGTAGATGTGCTTCAATAACATCAAACGATGCTCGTTTAGGTGGGTATTCTTTAATAATAACTTTACCTTTTATCTTACCAACTATTTCATCCACTTCTTTACGGTGATCTTTTAATTTATCTACTGGTATACCAGAGAATACTGAATCGTAACGTTTTCCTACGTACCCTTCTCCTAATTCTAATGAATAGTGTACTACATTGTATCCTAAAGCCGCTGCATAAGCACCCATTGCCGTTACAGCCCATGACTTACCACCTCCAGGATTACCAAATACTAACACCAAATCGCCTTTACCATAGCCACCTTGTGTCATTTCATTAAATACTGGCCAAGGGAATGGAATTGCATTACGATCATCTTCACGATATCTGGCTTCAATGTCTAAATTGTAATCTAAACCTATTGTTTTATCTTCACCTGATTTTACTGCTTTGCTTATAAGTTGAAGTATACTATCAAAGTCATTTACTTCTAATAATTGTACTGAATTAAGGATAGCTGATTTTACTTGTTGGTTTCTACAAAACGAAGCAAATTCAGATTCAACCCATTCTAAGTCACTTTGGTCAGCCATTTTGTATGCTTCCTTTAGTGCTTCTACTATTGATATTCTTAATACTTCATTTTCAATTTTCTTCACTTCAATAGACATTGTTTCTATTGTTGGTGTAGTATGGTATTGTGAGAAGTATTTTTGAATATATTCAACAACCCATTTATGTGCAGATGATTCAAAATATTCTGCATCTAAAGAATCAATAATATTGATTAGGAACTGTCGTTGTGTTAATAATGCACCTAATACTTTTATTTGAAATGTTGTACCGTATTGATTGAGTTTTGAGAGAGTTGTCATTTATAACCTATTTTTATTGTATTTATTTGAACGAATTAAGATAATTAAAGAGTTGAGCCAACCACGCTGATGCATTTGGTATACTTTCTCCTAGTTTATCGTTATAATATAACTGCAGAAACATAGGTATATTCAATTCATAAGAATTATTAAAAGCGTCTTTCACTAATTGTTTATTCTCCGGTGATAAGAAGCTTCCATCCAAAGTCATCAACCTTTCATTAATTTCTAATTGATGTCTTCTTTCCACAACAGATAAATATAATTTATTTTTATCTATATTTTTAGCAGCTAGATCTATAATTTCACTTAATGGAACTCTATTCAGTAGAAAAAGCATAGGGAATAGTTTAAGTAATTTTTTAGGACCTAAACCAGTAATACCAGGAATATTATCGGATGAATCTCCTAATAATATTTTATAATTAATAAAATTATCATAGCTAACACCATATTCTTCTCTTACCTCTTTAGGACCATATATTTTCTTTTTAACAGGAGAATATACTTGTACTTTAGGAGATACTAACTGAAGGAAATCCTTATCAGCTGACATTATAGTTACTTGTTGAGTATCATCATACACCTGAAATTTATTAGTTAAATATCCAATAACATCATCTGCTTCTAATCCTTCAATACTAATTACTGTAACAGGTAAGCATTGAAGATATTGAATTAAACGTTCCATCTGATTATTAATACTCTCTTGCTCTTCATCTTTAGATGAAAATATAGAGTAATTAGTCATACGGTTGTTATTTCTATTTGCCTTGTAGTCAGGATATAAATTTCTCCTAGCGTTTGAACCACCAACACCATCAAATACTATAACTACTTTAGTTGGATCGGATATGCGAATAGCATAACCTACTGATTTTAAAAATCCAGTAAGGCCACCAATGTGATGGCCATCTGGATTTAAGTGATTTATCATTGTGAATGCTCTTAAAAATGTATTTAAGCCATCTACAATTAGAATTGAATTTAATTCTTTACGAATATCTGGTTGTATGTTAGATATAAGTTGAGCATATTTCTCATTCATATTTATTCTTCATTATTATCTATTTCCACCATTGGAGATATTTTACTGCTTTCTTCCCACTCACTATTATCTTCAGTGATCTGAATCTCATCTACATTAATATCTTTTCCAAACCATTCATGAGCATGAGCTGCTTTGTAAGCTTTCTCTTCATCTTTATTATCAGGAATAAATCCATGTGGTGTTACAATCACAGTAGAGGAGGTTGCTACTCCACAATCGGCGTGTATTTTATCAATTGCTACCTTAGTACGCTTAGCAAATTCTACCTTTTTACCCTTATGTTGCGCATGAATTTTACTTGTACCACTATTGGTTATATTACCAAATGTAATAACGATTGCAGCATCCCAATACATAGCATTACCACCTTTATTAGTCATCTTGGGTTGAGACATAGGCGTTAACGCTGGTTGCACTCCTGTTTTATTAATTACAAAGAATGTATTAGTGTATGGGTAATTTTCCTTACGCGACAATGGAAATTGTTGGTTGATAAAATTACCAAATTGTGTTGCCATAGCACCTGCATTCCACATTGGATTATTATTACCCTGTTTAACACTCATTTCACATGGAATAGAACCTACTGAATCCCATAAGAACAATAGATCGTAAGGTAATTTACCTTTCTTTTGTTCACTCAATATATCCGCTATAAACGCAGATACATCTTCAATTGTGTTTAGAGATGCTCTATCAACATATAAGAAGAAACCTTTATAATCCATTACTTCACCTGTTTCTTCATCTGGTATAGCTTCTAACTCTAATCCCATTGTTTGAGCGTGAGCAAAATCCCATTTCATTTCAGTGATAATGAATACTGGTAGTACTCCCATTTTTTGAGCAGTTACTGCTGCTTCAATTAATAGTGTTGTTTTACCTGTATCAGATCCTCCTCTAGCTATTACTACTTGTCCCATAGGAATACCAGGAATAGAAAGTGCATCTTTTACCGCTGGGGAGAATGGAATCCATCTTTGCTTTTTAAATTTTGACGACTGGTCTAAGAATTTAGATTTCTTAAACGCATTTATATCAAATGATTTCTTCAGTGAGTCAGAGACTACTGCTGTTAGACTAGCGTCTTTACTTTTAGCCATTTTATTTTCTATTAAGTGAAAGAGAACACAAGCCACCTCTTAAAGAGGAGGCTGTGTTCAATGTTAATTAGTTAAATAAGTCGTTAAACTTATCAGCGTTACTCGCTTTAGTTGCTTTTTCTTCTACTGTATACGCCTGGATAGGTTTATTCATTTCCTTTAAGAAATCATCACCTTCCTCGTCATCTTCATTTACTGATGCAATTGGTGCTTCAGTAGCTGCAGCTTCTTCTTCTGGGTTTAACCATTTAGATAATACCTCTTTAAGCTGATCGTAAGTGTATCTACGATTAATAGCTAAAATATCAGGTTGTTCGTTTAGTACTTTCTCTACTAACGCAGCATCACTTGATATAGGTGTTGTTTTTGGTTTAATGCGAAGAGTACATTTTACTACTTTTCTACCTGCTACAGTATCATCAGTAGCATCAATAGTGAAATCTCTACCATCTGTGATGTCTGTAAAATCACCATAATCATCATCAGCAGCAATACCTAATAACTGATCATTAGTTAGCTTACCAAACTCCCATAAACGAGCACCTAAGTGTTCTTCACCTCTTACTATTACAGCTGCAAAGTAACGAGATTTAGGAGAAATTTTGTTAGCTAATTGCCAATCTTCTTTATCAGATGATTTGCGAAGATTCTTAGCGAAGTCAGTAATAGGATCTGATTCACCCCAATTAGATAATGCTAAGATAGGTCCCTTAGAGAAACCATAGTGAAAATGCACTTCACGGATAGGCCAAGACTTATCATACTTGCTTGGTAAAATGCGGATTTGGTATGTACCCGGTTTTGGTTTCCAGTAGATCTTACTGTAGTCAATTTTTTCGCGTTGCTGTCCACCCTTATTTTGGGCTGCAGCTAGCTTTTGTTTTGCTAGATTTAAATCCATTTTATAACTGTTTAATTGTTTCCTTGAACGTAATAACCTTAATTTGGACCGCCAAATTACTTAGCTTTTATTAATAAAACTTTAGGATTGATTCCTAACTGGAAAGCAATGTCCATTCTAGTATTGCCTGAGAATATGCGTTTATACCCACTGGGGAATTGTATTATTATGGGTAGATCCATTGGTTTGTTTGTTTTGAAAGCATCATACATGTCTTTCAATGTATCTTCGTTTCTATATTTAGGATATGAACGATACGATTTAATTAAATTTAATAATTCATCGTACGAGTCAGTTCCGCTTCTGTAATCTATAGAAGCATCTATTTGTGGTGTAACTGTTATTATTTCTCCATTACGCACAGCATCGATAAATTCCGCTTCACTATCAAAGAAATCATTACCTTTTAATTCATGTTCTATGCGATATTCAGCTGTTAATTGTTGTGGGGATGGTACCTTCCAATTATTGAATTGGGTAGATATTTCACGTAATATGTCTATTAATTTAATCATTAGGATATTCCTATAATTTTAGTATATTTTTCTATATCTCTTGGGGGTATTTGATTATCAAGCCCATCGTAACCGTCTATTTGACCATCAATATCGTCATAATCGTCATATCCGTCAGTTTGATCATCTTCTTTCACAGCTAATGCTACAACTATCAATTCTTTGTATTTTGAAGGAAATGCTTTTTTTAATTTTGCAATTAATTCTTTAGATAACACTCTAATATAGTAAAAAGTAATATTCTGATTATAATAATAATCATCAAAATGATCAGGTGCTTTATAGGTTGTACACCAAGCTGAATCTTTGCCTCCACCTTCACAATCCCTAAAAGCAAATTTTGAAAGACCTAATTTACGAGAAGCTTCGTGAGTATGAGGTACAGCAATATACAAATCTGCGTTATTTATTATTACTTCATAATCGTTCTCTAATTCTTTTGCTGATACTCCTTCGCCAGATTGATTTAATTCTTCTACTTCAGCACGAAGTTCTTTAAAGGATTTAAAAGCGTTAATATCTTTTGTTTTTGCTTTTCCTTTTTTTAAAAAAGTGTCAAATTCTTCAATTGTATTTCTTAGGTTATCTATTGAAACTTTATCTTGAATGAACATTTTAACCATCCACCCAGAGTATTTCTTCTGAGGAGTCGGATCTGCTTTAAGTAGTGATTCAAAATCTTCTTTTGATATTTTACCTTGATCAAATAATTGTTTAGCTAATTTAATGTTCTCAGCAATATACACTAAATTTTCTTTTAGGATTTTTGATTGTTTTAAATTCATGTTGTTTGTATATTACATGTAAAGTTAACCTTTAACACCGTAAAGTTCACCTCTAACACCAGGTACCATTTGTTTTATTTGTGTTTTAGTGTATTTAGAAGCGACTGGAGTGTCAAATAAATGTAAATTGTTTCCGACTTTTAAGCTATAAGGCAAAGAGGCGATTTTAGCATAATTTAAATTTAAATTACCTCCAATTTCTAAATTATCAGGTAAAGATGTAATTTTAGTGTTACCTAAACTTAAATTACCTTTAATTTTTAGATTATCGGGTAAAGATGTAATTGGAGTACTAGTTAAATCTAAATCACCTCCAACTTTTAAGTTATCGGGTAAAGATGTGATTTTAGTATAACTTAAGATTAAACTACCCCCAACTTTTAAACCATCAGGTAAGGATGTAATTGGAGTACTAGTTAAATTTAAACCACCTCCAACTTTTAAGTTATCGGGTAAAGATGTGATTTTAGTATTACCTAAATTTAAACCACCTCCAACTTCTAAGTTGGCAGGTAAAGATGTAATTGGAGCCTTATACAAATCTAAGTCACCTACAACTTTTAGGTTATCGGGTAAAGAGGCGATTTTAGCATAATTTAAATTTAAACCACCTCCAACTTCTAAGTTGGCAGGTAAAGATGTAATTGGAGCCTTATACAAATCTAAGTTACCTACACTACCATTTTCGATGTATTTCTTTATCTTTTTTTGTGTAGCGATTAAATAGTTTTTTTGACGTTCCTCTTTAGAACGGCGAGGAATAAGTATATTACTTTCTCTTAATATATCAATTAATTTGATCATTAGGATATTTTTGCTTTTAAAATATCTACAATAAACTGAATTGCTGCTTTCTCTTTAGCAGGGGACATATATTCAAAATCATTAGCTACTATATCTGAGTTAAGTACAGCGGTATTAATAAATGCTTCTGTTCTGTTTTTTAAATATGTTTTTTCTTGATCAGTTAGAGAAAAAAGAGGATCAATACCTTCGTTTGTCACACTAGCTAATTGCTGCATTCTTTTTATCTCGTTAGTTTTTTTCATTGTACTTTATAAATACTAGTTATTTATTCAGATCTATAATTTTATGTATAGATGTATCTAATTTACGCAAGTCAGGACCATTGGTTAATAATATGCTGTTTTTATATTGAGTCCAATCTACCATATAATTTTTATCTAATCTCCCACCATTCAACGACTTAATTAATGTATTTAAAGCATTAATTGTGTATAGGGTGTTTGATTCTTTCTTGCGGTGTAATAATATTGTATTAGATAACGGTAAATCAGATACGTTGCCCGTATCGATATTATATGTGCATATTAATTCATCACTTTGAGGCGATTCTAATACGAATATTTTACCGAATAATATTGAATATTTACGATTAATAGTTGATATTGTGTTCTCTAACTCATCGTAAGACGTAAATGTTGCGAATAGTTTATTCAATTGGTCGAATAGATTATATTGTTCCATAATAAATATTTAAATTTTTTCTAAACCGTGATACGATTTACCTTGTTTAATAGTTACTGGGTATTGTATTATATTTATTATATCTTTTAATATATTGTTGCCATCTTCTTCGCTATAGTCTAACAAAAACGCATCATAAGTATATAGTACTATTTTTGTTTTTTTATCTTTTAAATAATCCAATAAACGTTCTAATATTTTAACGTTAGTTGATGTTTCTTTACTCTGGATTATATAATTAAATAGTTTAGTTTGGGATAGGTCACTATCAAGTGTAAATATTTTATTTTCGGTTTCATAATATTTGCCATATTGATACGTGTCCCACATATCATCTATGAAGATACCAACTTCTTTAAAAAATGGTTTGTATTGATATTCAGACCAAACACCACCGTATAACTGTTTAAATGTTAATTCTTTTGCGTCTTGCGGGGTAACATCTAATATAGTCGCTAAGGTTTCATATGTGTTTCTAGTGTTTAAAAACGGAAAATTAATTAACTCACCAATCAATCGCGGATGGTAACCTTGAATGTCGATTTCAATAAATTTATCATTTTCTGGTATATAGCTCATCCTTTCCCCATTATCTTTATTTAATGCTGCAAAGTTTATACTATTAAATGTGTTAGATGGGCGGGATGTTGTTGTGTATAGATTATAATGTGTGTATACTTTTCCGCGAGATAAATTGAATTCAGGGTGGGGAATGCTACTACTGTAATGGGTGATGAAATTGTCTTTATCTAGTTTTATACCGTTTGATTCGAGCTGATAGAATACATTAGATGTATGATCATTATTAAAACTAAATTGAGGTGTTTGCCAATTTCCTGTTAGTAATGGTATTACATCATTAAATATGTTTTCACATTCCTCATAGTGTTTGCTAATAGGGATCAAACAGTTAATATTAGGTAGATAACCGTTAGTGCTATAATAATAATCAGTACACGACGTTGATGTAGGTGTTATATGTTTAATAAAATTAACATCAAATAATTTTTGGGGATGATCAAACCAATAACGCGCTTGTTTTTTATCTAAAACGAACAATCGTTGAGTATTATTTAGTAGAAACCACAGCACGTCTTTTATATCTAAACTAAATGATTCACTATGATTTACACATAGCATAAATCCTTTTTTTCCATCAAGTGGTCTAACATACACTAAACTTAATGTAGTTAATAATGGATGGAATCTGTTGTTTTTGGGAATAAAATGAACAAAGCAATCGTTCATTGATCCTAATCTTTCAAGTTGATCTGGACGTTCTATAATGTAAAAACTCATATCTCATAACCTTTATAAGATGAATATATTGTATGTTTTTAGCCTAACAAAAAGTCTTTTAACCCAGGCATTTGTTTATCTGCTTGTTCTAATTCAAGAGATGTTTCTTCACTAGCAGGGATATTAACAGCTATAGTCTGATATATAGGATCTGTTTTTAACATTTCAAATGTATTCTTATCTATTTCTCTAATTAGAGCAGGATTATTATTTAATTTCTTAGCAAAATACCTTATAATATCTTCTCCTAAATAAACTATACCACTAGCTTTATTCTCTTCAATTGTATTATTAGATAAGAACCCGTATGTAGATGTTTCAGGATTTGATTTTAATTTATTAACCTTACTAGAATCTAATTTAATTATTTCTCTAGCATTAGTATTAAATTCTTTCCCAGCAAATGTTTTATTATTTATTTCATAATAGTATCCTTGATAACTTTCATAGTTATCTGAATACATAAATTCATTTCCTTGAGTGTATTTACCTGTTGATATTATGTTTGCTGGTACTTTCATATTTTAAAATCAGGAAAATAGATTGATGCATCTATTGCTGTTTGTGTTTTTGTTTCTCTAAGTTCAAAATGTAAGTGAGGAGCTGTAGAATGTCCTGTATTTCCTGAGTAGCCTATTAAGTCTCCTTTTTTAACATATTGTCCTACTTTTACTTCAATTCTATTAAGGTGCATACTTAATGTTGTTTTACCATCTATAATTCCTCTATGGTTAATTTTAACATATTGTCCACCTCCACTTTTTGGACTATTGCGAACCTCCCAATCAGCGTATACTACATTACCTTCTTCAACAGCGTATATAGGAGTATTAACGGGTATAGCTAAATCTGATCCTTTATGTGGTCTTGTAACATCATCTATTGTTCTTTCTAGTAGGAAAGGTGATGATACTCTATAAGTTCCTTCAAATGGATAACGTAATCCCGATGGTGTTTCTTTAGGAGCAACTTTATATATATGTGAAGATGTATTAACGTTTGTTACATCATTTGAATTAGTAACTGCTTTGTTTAAAGCAACAACAGTAGCTGCTAACGGTGATGATATACCTCTGGGTTCATCCAAAATAATAAATTGAGAATCTATATTAGTTACCCAATCGTTATTTTGTATTGAATGTCCTAAACCTGTAACAACGTATGCTATTTCTCTAGGGCCTGCTCCTCCTCCTTTATACCCTCTAGGTAAGAATTTTTCTGGTATTTTGAATAGATTTCCTATTACTACTCCTCCTAAACCATCTATTTGTAGAGATAATTTAGTAGGGATTATAGCTCTATTTTTAGAATCAACAGCAACTATACTATTGTAATAGTTAATTATATCTTTTAAAGCGTTTGTATATTTGGGAACATCGCTAGTATCAAAACTATCAAACCCAAACCAACCAGGATTTAGTTCTTTAATATACTTTACTATTATACCTAAATTATTTTTTAATTCTTGTAACTGTTGTTTTTCTTTTTCTTCAGAATCAACAGTATTATTTAATGAAGGTATATCTTTTTTAGGTATAATCCTATCTGTTAAATTTTGATTAAAATCAATTAATGTATTTACATTAGATGCTAATGCTCCTCCTTGTGCTTGAGCTCCTATAGCTACTGTTGTTATTTGTTCTGGGAATATTTGAGATTCTAGTTTGTATGATCTAACTACTGATTTTGTGTTTTGTAATTCTATAGTGAATGCTTCCTTATCTTTTTGTCTATTACCAGTGTAATTTATATCTATTATTCTAGCTTTATTATCTGTTGGGTCTAAGAATATTTCAAAATTAGATGTATTTCCTATAGCCGTTGAAACTCCTAACATCATGTTTTTAAGAAAATCAAATAAAGAAATATCGTTTTTTTCTTTTTTATCTTGAGAAGCTATATTAGGATCTGTTACTAAAGAATATATATAATTTAAATTAATATATATATTTCCTATAACTGCTAATTGTTGATTTACATAATCACCTTCATACCAATAATCTTGAGATAAAGTATTAATTATATTGGTCGTTGTTTCAAGATCGCTAGGTGATAAAACATTTTCTAAGCCTAAATAAGAAGGATTAGTCCAATTTTTATTTTTTATAAGACATACTGTGGGGTCAACAGACAATTGTTGTATTGCTCCTAAACATAATAAAGGTGTTGTTTCACCTCCATTGTGGGCTCCACAATACATAGATAATTCAGGTATAGGTTTGTTTGATTTAGAATCTCTTAATAAAACTTTATCATTAAGTACAGAAATAAAATCTTTTAAAGTAATATATATTTGAGCCCCAACCCCTAACACAGGTTTGTTATTATTAGATGATGTTGATAAAGCAAGTACAAAAAAAGTATATCCGTTAAATATTACTTCTTGTACTTTATCATTGCTATTTTTTTTATTTAATATTATTTCAGATAATTCAGCACATATTCCTGCTATTTTATTTTCACTATACGCCTTAGATACTACGGAACTCATATTGGAGAAATATCCATAGGATCCTTTATTGCTTACAATATAGTCTCCGTAGTTTATTTTTAGTGATTCTATAACTTCACCCATAGAAATAACAGTAGTAGTACAGTCGTATCCACCATCTGTTCTAGCAGACCAGCTATAATTTTTTATAAATCCATAATGTCCTTCATAATTACCATCAGCAGATGCTTTATTAAATATAGAGGCCCATATTGTTTCTTTAGTTGCTGTTCCTTTTAATACATCATCATAGAATTTAATATTTGTTTCTAATATTGCATTTCCGTTTTTATCAGATTTCAAATATGGAGTCCAACCCCATTCTACTAATACTGAGTAACCGGGGCGCATATATAATAGTTCTAGTTCTTCTAATTGTTTAATATCCCAGCATTGAAAGTTTACTGTTACTTCTCTTAATGAACCATATGCTGATTTAGATTTAACATCAATCGAGGTAATACCAGGCATTGGACGAATACCAAGCATATGTTCTTTACCATCAGCTGTAATTGTACTATAGGCATCTTTTGTTGTTTTTCCTACACCTGATTTTAATTTTTTATCATATAAAACACCACCTAATAGTACATACTTATTGGCTAAATCACCATTATCGTTACCAACATTAACGCTAGATGTCATTCTAATCCAAGCATTTCTTGAATTGAAATATTGGATTGAATTAGGGGTACGGTCAGCAATAGATTTTTGTCTTAATTTTAACTGATTTTGTACACCTTCTTTAAATGAATCTTTAAATATTGACATAACTTTTATCTAGCTTGGTTGAATTTATTATATAAACTTAAAATTTCACTTATGTTTGTTGGTATTCTTAATTGTGTTCCCGGTGTTGGATATAAAGCACCTTTAGTAATATTGTTGTTAGCCATTGCTATTATCCACCATAATGTAGCATCATTATAATAAGAATAAGCTAGGGAATCAAGCCTATCTCCTACAGTAGTTATAACATATACATCCGATTCTGACAAAGGAATGTTTGGGTACATTTTACCTTTGTAATATGGACGATCAGTATAATCTGTTTTTAATATAGGTGTATTTTCGTAGCGATTCATTATTATGGTTTAATATAATTTAATTCACTCTTACCATTATAGTTCTGAGCTATATGAGATGTATTTTGAGATTTTGAAGATATTTTATTAACATCTCGTGTTTGAGATCCAATAGGAGTAAACGTCATATTTACCTCTACAATATGAGGTAATATTAACATTTCATCTCCTAATCCTATTTCCCAAGGTGAATCTTGAGGTACTGTATATGATAAATTATTTATTATGCCCGGTTGTCCATCTATCCAGTTACCCACTGTCATCTTTACTAATGGTCCTCTCATTAAACTATCTTCATTATAATCGGGCATTAAATTACCCATTAAATAATTTAATTTTTGGTATATTGGTTCCATTTCACCAGCAGATAATACTGCTACTTTAAAACCAATGTTTATTTTACGACTAAACCCATCGTATACATAGAATTTATCTCCACGACCGGCATATTTAATTTCATTCCATGATGCATCTACGCTATCTGAGAATTGGGTTAAGTATGCTCTGAATATCATCCAATTTGATATGCCGGGGTCATTTCCGTTTATGGCTTGTATTCTGAATTTAACTAAATCGTTTATATTTTTATCTGGGTTTCCAGGTATTTTTAGTTTAGATACAGTATCATTTATACTACCACCATTATCTGAAAATATTGGTGTTAAATTTATTAAATCTGTTCTACCACTACCAACTCTTACTTCTCTAGTAGCTTTATTCCAAGACATGTTTATCTTAAATGATTCACCAAAGCCATTTTTGTATTCTGGCATGCTTGTAGATGTTGGTAATTGTTCTCCTACAAATTTAACAGATCCTGATTTATCAGTTGATGGTTTAGCATTACCATATAATATACTGTAGTCACTTTGTTGTTTATTTATTTGTGCCTTTAGTTCTTGATACGTTCTAGTATTATAACTAACAACATTTTGATTTATTTGGGAAGGTACAACAGTTGGATTATTAAGATCTATATTATCATAATCCGCTATCTGAGGTTGTAAAGATAATGCAGGTAAAGTATTAATATCTGTTACTCCTGCTATTATCCCTCCACGTAATAAACGTTGTGTAAGTGGATTATTTGTTTTAACTTTTTCATTAATTAAGGAAGAATCAAAATATTTACTTGATAATCCTAATAACCCAGCATAGTTTATTTTACCCTTTTCCTGTGGTTGTTGTTTATTTACACCGTTTTGAGTGTAATCATAACGTCTAATAAATGTTTTACCAATACCATAAACAGACCCAGGCCCACCAATATATTGATCTATCATTTGTTGCTGAGGAGTAATAAAATTAGATGCTCCTGGTATTAATGATAATAATGATTGCGCTACACTTAGTGCCTTTGTTGGTTGTGGTTGAGTTTGAGGTAGTAGTCTCTTAGCGTATCCTACTAATCTGTTATTAGCTCCGTAATTTTTATTATTTTCTTGAGCTACAGCTAAATATTTGGTGTTATCGTCCTGTACAGGTAACAGACCATGCCTATTGAAATGTATACCAAATGCATTTACAGGTACTTGGGCTATTGTATTAATACCTAAATTGTAGGTACGGGTTGGTCCTATACCTATTTTACCTATTGAAGTTGCTATTCTATCTATAAATCCTATACCAGTTGAAACTGCTTTAGATTCTAGTTTAGGATTAGATAATTGTAGACCTACTTGCTTAACAATAAATAACGGACCTTTAGGAAAATCCGTTAAGAATTTCCCAATACGAATAGTATCAACTACTGATGCTTTAGCAGCACCCGCAATTCCACCTCTAACCAAACCATCATCAAAATTACCTATAAGATTAGCTCCAGGTCTATTGATGTTTGTTTGAATGTATGGTTGACCACTATTACCACCACCTGGGCGATCGTGTCCGTATTTAATTGATTTTAAATTAGTCTTAAGGTCTATTAATCCCATTATTTAGGAAGATTGTCTGAGTATTTGTAGTTAGGTTTGTATTTACTTTTAGTATCACCTATATCTAATTTAGAAGGTTGTGGTTTTGGACCAGTACCACTAATAGTTCTCCATGTTACATCCGGTTTACCATCTGTTGAATAGTTAAGATGTAATGAATCCGGTGGAACCGGGTTAACACCAAATTGTTGTGGTTTATTACCACCTAAGCCTAAAATGCTTGATTTTAATTTATCTAATAATCCCATTGTATTGTTGTTTAATATAAATATTTAAATATTATGCTAATTTGTATGAACTTTGCACTAGTGTTGAACCTACTTGCTTACTGTCCATATTAATTGTTGTGTTCTTGTTATATAATTTATCAACAGATGCTTTAACTTCATTTATAGCTGCTATCATTGGTGTTAGATCTACATTTCCTCCTAACATTTCTGCTGCTTTTGGTGAGCTTAAAGGAATAATAGCTTCAGGACCAGCTTCACCAATAGTAGCGTTGTTAATTTCACTTGTTATAATACCACCATTTGCAAATTTAGGAGGTTCAGCTGCTTGTTTCTTAGCATTTTCCATTGCCATTGAAATTCCTGCTATGCTACCTAAGATAGCCACAGTTCCTATTCCTAAAGTTAAAGCACTCATCATTGTTGCTGATGCTGCTGCTCCTGTTACTAAAGGAATAACTAATGATGCTAAACCTGTTGCTAATCTAGTTATAGACATTCCTAATAAAGCACCCATAGCTATTTTAATAGCAGTTGCACTACTTGCTATACTAGCAAACCCATCAATTAAATTACCTAAAGGCCCAGCAACTAAGTTTCCTAAAGTATCTTGTAATTTTAAGATAGCAGCATTGAATTTATCTTGTACTGTTTGTCTTTCAATAGCTTGTTTAGCTTCATCATCAGTAATTTGAGCTAATGATTTACCTTGTTTAATTGCTTCCTCTCGTTTTCTTAATGTATTGGAAAGCTCATCTGCAGTCATACCAACAGATTCAGCTAGTGCTTTTTGCTGCAATACATTCATTTTAGCAAAATCAGCTGCCGAACCTGCGTTTTTAGCTAATTCTTCAGCTAATGTAACCTGGTCACCAGCTAAAGCTGCTGCTCTAGCTTTTTCTAGATTTAGTTGCTTACCTGTTAATAGTTCAGCTTTAAGCTCATTATCAATAGATGACTCCCAATTTAATAGTGATTCACCTGATTTAGATACTTGATCTAAAGTCATACCTAATGCTTTAGTAGCAACTACTGCTTTAGCAATACGTTCAGGATTATATCCTAAGTTTGCTGCTAATTGACCTGATACTTTAACAGCTTCCGCTAATGTAGCTTTAAAATTAATACCTACTTTGTATTGGTTTCTAGCTGCTACTAATCCCTTAACAAATGCATTGTATGTTTGTTCTGATGTTTTATTATTTAAAACACCAAATCTTTGTATTTGTGCTGCTTCATCTGCTTGTAAACCAACTTGTTTAGTTAATTTAATCTGGGTAGTAAGCTGATCAGCAGTGTATTCATATGCGTATCCTGTAGCTTGAGATATTTCATTAAAGGCTTCTACTAAATTATCAGTAGTAACATTTAAATTACTAGATGAACGAGCAACAGATGCTAGATTTTGTCTATAATCGTAAGAATCCTTTCCTAGTTGTTTTCCTAACTCTACAACCTGTTTATTTGATTTTAAAGCTTGAGTTAAGAAAAAAGTAAGTATAGTAAGTGGATCTGTTAATCCTTTTCCTAGTTGTTTTCCTATTTCACTAGCAGCAACTCCCATTGTTTTGAAAGTACCACCACCATTAGCAGCAACTTTTCTCATTTTGGTTTCAATTTCTTCAGTATTGAAGAACTTACCAATAAACGGAACCTTATTTAATCCACCAATTAATTTACCAGTTAAACCTAATCTTCGTTCTATTAATTCAAGTTGTTTTTGATCACTTTCAAGTTGTTCTTTTTGAATGTCTAGTGATTTTTTAGCAGCCTCATAATCTTCTTGACTAAACTTAACACCTAACATATCAGCATGTAACTTTTTTACTCTTAGTTCAGCTCTTTTTTCATCTAGTGATTGTAGTTGTTTAGTTATGTCTTTTTCCTTTATAATACCTGCACTTATTCTACTCTGATTATGAGCAAATTCATCAGACATTTTAGCTAGCTTAGTAAAGGTTCTAGTTAAATCTTTACCTACAGCAGTTATAGTACTGGCTTCAGCTGAATCAAATGCATCTTCAACAGCATCTTTTAATACGTTAGCATAGTTAGAAGCAATGGACATCAACGTGTCTCTTATGTACACATTTTGTTCGTCTATTGCTTTTTGAGCAGCTGCTGTATTAGTTGAAGTAGCCATATTACATTATTATATAGTATAAATATTAAAAGCGCCTATTTTTTAGGCGCCTTTGCAGTGTACGTTGGTTGTTTAGGAGCAATATTTGGTCGTGATAATTCTTTGTTATTTGTATTTCTTAACATATTTTGTTGCTTATCCATTTCCTCTTTTTGTTTCTCATAATGTTCTCTTAGAGTTTCAAAAGTAAAACGTCGCAACCAAATAGGCATTTCATATACAATATCCCATGTATACCCACCCTGACCATTAAATACTATTTCGTGTATTTGTCTAAATACAGATAATCTATATTCCGGCGTCAGGCCAAAAAAAGTTAAGAGATATAGGAATATCTATGCCCTCCCCTACATAGCTATCGTCTTCTGGAATAAATTTTAGATTAATATCTGGTGATATTTTACTATAGTATTCTCTAAATGCTCTAGCATCTGGCGCTAGGAAGTTGTTATCTATAAAATCACGGACTGATTTTACCTCTCTATCCCCATTAACAGATAATATCATATGTTTTAAACGCGTAGTAACATCTGTTGATTGGAGTGGGTTAACTTTTTGTAATCCCTTTATTTCAGCATCTATTTTTTTCTCATCGCCGTGTGTTAATAACTTAAATGTAATTACATTGTCTGTGTTTGGTAAATTGAATGTAAATTCATTTACACCTCTTTTAAACAGCGATTCATCTATTTCTTTGTCTTTTAATTTAGATAAATCTACAGTAGCTTTTAATTCTCTACCTTTACTGATGTAATTGAAGTTGTATTCTTTACCATAACCTAAAACACGAGCCGCAATCATTATTGCGTTTTTATCTCCTACAACTAAATCATCATAATTGATAGGGGTAACAATTAGTGCTTGTAATAATTTGTCAATTACCACGCCTTGATTAATGTAGTTAACATTAGTAAGAATGTCTTCATGTTTTGCTGTCATGTAGCACATTTCAATTTCACCTTTAGATAGAGGTGATGTTTCGGGATACATTAATCCTTTTGAAGGTAAAGTAACGGTTTCTGTTGGGATTTTTAATTCTGCCATAAACTATTTTATTTGTGTATATATAAATATATGCAAAAAAAAAGTGCCTGCGAAAGCAGACACCTGAAGATAAGAATATAAATGATTTTTTTCGATTCATTTGTCAATAAATATTACATTATTTAAAATATAATTGTTTTAATATAATTCTTTTAATTTGTTCTTTAATCATGTCATGACGTGATATACCTTTAACGTCGCGTTTTGTTGGAAATAGTTCTTTTCTATATGCTTCTGAGTTAGACAATTCATATATTTCCGCTATTTTTGATATTTTAGTTTCATCTACCGTTATTGTTTTGTTTATAATCCATAATTTATCGTTTTGATATTTTATTTTATATCTTTCCCCAAATAGTACTTTCCATCTTTCTATAAAACGATCATCTGAGTATATTGTTTCATGTTGTTTTGTTAAACCTCCAAATCCTAATAATAAAGGAAAACCACTAGATGTTATAAAATCATCTACAATTTTAAAAGCAGTTGATGTAACTCTAATAAAATTTTGAGCATTTTTGTGTTCTTTATGTAAGTTGTCGACCCAATACCAACTTACATCCCAATATCTGTCTAATTTATATTTTTTATAATTTACAGGAGACTTATCAAGGTCATACATAAATCTAAAAAGAAAATAAGCTAATTCATTTCCTTCTTTATCATATACTATATATTTTGTATTAGATTCTTTATCATATTTTAATGGAGTATCGTATATTTCATTTAAATATTGTTCTTTATACTCATTATAAAGACGTTTTACTACTTCTTTGTTGGATGGTTGTTTCATTTAATAATATTTGTTTAACTTGTTTGATGTTATTATTTATGTCGTTTTCCCAAAAACGTAATAGTTTGTAGCCATTATCTACCGCCCATTGTGATTTGAATTTGTCGTTTTCTATATTAATGTGTTGGGTTTTACATAAAGGTACATCATATTCTTGAGGATTACAATGCCAGAAATCTCCGTCTACCTCAATCAGTATATTATATTTAGGAAGGTAAAAATCATATATTTTATTTATACTTTCTACATAATACGAATGAGTATAATCTATATTTAAAGACACTAATATTCCTTCAAAAAAATATTCTAATTTAGAACGTCTATTTTTACCATCTTTTAATATATTTTTGATAGCGGTTTTACTCATTTTATCTTTAGTAGCCTGACTATGTATTCTTCCAATTCCAAACCCATCAGCTTTAGGACGAGACACACCTGTACCACCTTCACTGATTTTTTGTTTGGTTTCTTCAGATCGATTCTGCGATACTTTATCTAATATGTGATCATACTCACCTGAAGCGAACTTAGCTTTACGGGTACTTATAATAGCATTTACACGTTTTTTAGATTTGGGGTCACCAAAATGACCAGCTACACGCGATTGGTGTCCACTTATCCATTTACAATAATCTTTTAATTTAGCTTCATAACGAGTTTGTTGACCACACCCACATTGACATGTTGGATGAATACCATTGTATTTATCTTGTATTATTTTATCTTTCTTAAGCATAAAGAAACCCTCTTGTATACCGATAAATATACGAGAGGGTTAAAAGATGCGACTTGGATCGCTATTTTCTTAATTAAGTCTAAAAATTGAGGACGCAATAATCCATAGCGATTGTTACACTTAAGTTAATAGCTGCATCACTTGCCCAATCATAATCTCCAAAAGTAGCCGTTTTTACATAAGCTCCTTTAACAATCCATTCACCTACTACATCACCTACAGGACCTAATATATCTAATGTTAAATCTTTCTTGTAAAAATCAGAATAACCATCACGGCCTGTTACTGATTCGTGTGCTAAACGAGCCCATTCCATTACTGCTTGAGCACCGCTTGGTGTTACAGGATCGTATAATCCTAAAGTCATGTCATTCCATCTAACTTTACCTTTTACTTTACGGTAAACGTTGATGTGATCTAATATGATTTCTCCAGCTTCAAATCCAGGTGCTGTTGCACTTTTGATTAGGTATGCTGGGATACCATCTATATACATTATGAAACGATTCTGAACTTTTGGTTCAAAAGCCGTAAACATAATTTCATTTGCATCTAATACTGCCATTTTATTTTAATTTTTAATTGCTATTAATAAATATTAGGAACCACATCCCCTTATGCAGGGAATGTAGCACCAGTTGGTAATATGTTATAGTTTAATATAATAAATTCAGCAGTTTTAGTTGGTTGAATATATATTTGACCTACTAATTGGTTTCTATCGATCACATCAGCTGTATTGTTTGTTTCATCCATTACTACTTTGAAAGCATACAATCCTTGACGTTGTACTACTGATTCTAAGTATGGATTAACTTGAGCTAAGAATCTATTACGAGTAACGTTTGTATTTTGTTCAAATACTAAGTTATTAGATACTTGACCGATATAGTCTTTTAATGCTATTAATAAACGACGAACATTAATTCTATCTAATGCTGTAGCTTTCTTCTGTAATGTTTTCTGACCATATACTACAACACCTTCACCAGGGAATGTAGCTAATGGGTTAACGTTTGCATTATATAAAGTATCACGATCTGTTTGAGATAATTTACGTTCAGCTTTTAATACTGAAGGAACACCACCACGATTTAAACCAGCGGGAGCGAACCAACTTGCTGCTACTTGATCGTTGAATGCATAAACACCACCTATTACTGTTGAAGCAGGAGCCCAAATAGCTTTACCTAAACCTGAACTGTATAATTGAACCCAAGGCCAATATGTTCCAGCGTAGTTGCTTGATTGACCAGCTGCATTAGCTGCTGCTGTTGTTACTGTCTTACCAAAAACATCATTATCTATTGCTGCAATAGCATCTCCTCTATCTTCACATGTAGAAATCATAGATGAAACGGCACCATTATTTAATGTAACACCAGGAGCTAATAATACGTTAAATTTATATTCGTCTTTATTTTTTAATAAAGTGAAAGCAGCTTTATAATCATCAACACCAAATCCTTGAATATTGGTTGTTGTGATATTTTCGTTCATAAATTGAACAGTTGTTGTAGCAGCAACACCACCTGCAAATGAACCACCGTATGATCCACTTCCTACAGCTGGTAAGCTACCACTGTATTGTGTTGCTTTATAAGCACCGTTGTTGTCGATTGAGTCTACTTGAGGAATTGTTACGGATTTAACACGTACATATTGAGAAGCATTAGCGTAAGAACCAGTATATTCAATATACGGAACACTATCAGTATCTAATCTGTAAACTGGTTTAAGATCACCAATTACACGAGCAATATAGTTAGGTTGAGCTGGATCTAATGATAAATTAGGCCAAGATTCAATATAATTAGGTTGAGCAGTATTGTCATTACCAGCACGAATTGCTAAGTTAAATGTACCACTTCCTGTATTTACACTTGTAATTTCCCAACGAACATTCATTCCACTACCGCTTGCTAATGCTCCGCTAACCATACTAGAAGTGTTGTTCATTTGATCACCCCAAGCTATTGTTTCAAGTTGGAATGATGCTGAAGTAGCGTTCATTATAGCAGGTACAGTAGCGCTAGCATAAGTACTAACATTAGCTGATCCACTAATAATTCTTGTTACTAATAATGTTTGTCCTCCGTTTTGGAAGAATTCTTTTGCCGCTTGTGACGTAAAGTATTCGTAGTAGTAGCTACCACTTTTAAATGTTTCTCCGAATTGTGATACATACTCACTATAAGAAGTAACATAGGTAGGAACTAATGGTTGACCCATTACTGTAGGACCAACTATAGCTGTCGCTGTACCTTGTATACCTCTTTGAACTAACGATTGGTCAGATTCATTTTGGAATACGCCAGGAGATAAAATCTTTTCTGCCATTTTATATTATTGTTTTTGAAATTTAATTAGGATTAACCTAACAATAAATATCAAAAACAATTATAAAACGCGGGTTATTGTGTGATAGGTGTTATTTCTCCTGTTTGTATGTCTATGTTACCCTGACCGTACTTTTCCTGAAGTGATTTAACTAATTCTGATTCTTTTTGTTCAATTGATTTAAGATCAGATACTAAATTTTTCTTATCTTCATTAAGTTTGTTCATTTGTTCTTGAAAAACGATAAGTTGAGCTTCAGCAGCACCTATTTCAAATATTGTTTGATTATAACGGGCTTGAAGGTCTTGGATTGATTGTATTTCTTCTTGTGTTAATTTTGCCATAACGTTGTTATTTTTTCCATTTAGCTAATGGACAAGCTTGAGGTCCTGAAAGAGGACTAAATATTTTAGTGTCAAGTGGACATCCACATGAATTACAGTAATATAAATCTATGTGTTTAGCATAGGCTTTATGTTCACACGAATCACAAACACTAGCGCGATATTCCGCTAGTGCTTGTTGTTCAGGTGTTGGATTAGATGCAGCAACCCATGCTTTAACAATTTCAGTTATCTTAAGCATTATCTTTGCTATCTTCCTCTAATAATGAGAATAATACTTTAGGGTATGATTTTGATTTTACACCACTAAGTACTTCATCTATAGTTAATGCCTTAACATAAATATCAACGGTTTCATTTAATAGTTTAGAGAAATCTTCCTGAAATTTAATGTATGATGGGTTCATTTCAGCCGAAGTTATTCTTCCATCTTCATCTTTTACTTCGTTGATGTATATTGGTAAAGACCACCCGTCATTTTCTTCTTTTTGACCGTATAATTTAATTAAGTTTTCACGCAATTTTTCTACGTGTTGTTTTTGTTCTGCTGTTTGTTTTGCTACTTTCTCTAAATGATATTTTATCACAAGATCTAATTCTTTAGATAGTAAACCTTCAACAATAACTTCACCAGTTTGTTGGTTAATTAATCCTGTTAGTTCAACGTCTAATTCTAAAACATCTTTAAGTGTTAATGTAACTTTTTTCATTTATTATTTTTTCTTTTTAGCAGTTTGCTTTGGTTTAGGAGCAGCTTGTGTTTTAGGAGCTTTAGCTTTAGGTTCAGCTACGGGCTTTACTTTAACTTCAACCACAGGCTTTACTTCTTCAACTGTTGGTTGTTCAATTGTTGGTTCATCAACATCAATTTCATTTTCAGTTGTTGTTCCGTTAACTTTTGATTTTTGTAGTATTACAACAGTCGCTACTGCTGCTACTAAGATTGCAATTACGAATAACATATTTGTTTTTAGTTTGGTTTTAAAAATATAATATACAATAAGCTATTTAGATATCCAAATTTATTTTTATTGAGATATTGATCCTGTTACAGGAGCTGGTGGTACATAATCTCCAGTAATTGTAAGATTTAATTGTTCAGCAACAAAATCCCAAGCTACATCATCATTATTCCAGTTTTGATAGTCTTGGCCTGTCATGTCTAAATTACCTTGCACTAATCGTTCTCCAACTACCCCTTCATTTGTTTCAGCTGATAGAGAATAATAAAACGTAGCGCTAGTACCTAAAATTACATTAGTACCATACGCATTTAATATTTTTGCTTGCTTTACTGAACCATTAATCCAAATTGATATTGGTTGAATTGTTTTCATGTTTTTTATTTATTTGTATATAAATATATAGAAAGCATTAAAAAACTAATATTGATATGCTGTTCCATCTATAGATCCATTTCCACTTGGATAGTATGGTCCATAACTAAGGAAAACCAAAGGGTATCCTGTTGCGGTATTATTATATATGTTAGTACCATTATCAACTATAGATAAATATGCTTCAGCCGTTGTTGCTCCTGTTCCTGCAGTCATACTAGCATTAATATAGCTTCCGGCACTAACGTA